ATCTATATCTAATAGAGGTAATATAATTGAATTAGAATCTATAGAAAGAAAAGTAAGGACTTCAGAGTCTTACATAAGTCTATATGAATTCGGAGATGATATTAACTCTTATGTTAAAGATAATAAAGGTATCTCTGGATATAACGGAATTGTGTCTATGAGAATGCTGTGGATAGATTTTGACTCAGAAGATTTAGAAAAAGCAAAAAAGGAAGTTATAGGATTTGTGAATTATATGGATAGGTTTTTTGGTATAGAACCTGATTCATGGAAGATATATTTTTCAGGAGGTAAGGGTTTTCATGTTGGGTTAGACACGAAAGTAATAGGAATTAACGACCTTATAGATAAAGATCTACCTGATATGATAAAAGCATTCGTAACCAACTTAGTTAAAGATATGAACTCACATTGTGAGGAGATAAGTAATTTTGAATGCATAGATTTAAAAATATATAACAAAACTAGAATAATACGACTACCTTATTCTTTACACCAGAAAACAAAGCTTTACAAGATTTTTATCCCTTGGGAAGAAATCTGTTCAAAAAGTATGACTGAGATTGCAATAGAAAGCAAAGAATTGAAAGTGTATAACAGAAAAGAGAAAAAGTATGAGCAATCTAATACGCTACACGATTATTTCATGGAGGCTAGCTCTATCAACAGTGGGAGCAGTGTCAATGTTAATAGCACTAACACTAGCTCTTCCGTTTTCTCTGTTCCAAATATTGGCGACAGAAACAACACTCTGTTTAAGCAAGCTTGTAGATTATTTTCGTTAGATGGTATGAAGAATAAGGAGGTCGTTGATATAATGAGGATAATAAAAGACAAAACTATACAAGACACTGGATCAGATATAAAAGAGTTTGAGTTTAGGACTTTAATTAACTCTGCTCATAGTAGAGTTAGAGGTGACTCATCTAAAAAGATGAATGTTAATACTATGTCTGATTTAACTATGAGAGTTTTTGATTTAGTCAAGAAAGCAAATCATGTTCCTACAGGTATAGTTGAATTTGATGGAGATATGGGTGGTGGATTGGTTCAGGGTAATGTATATCCTATAATAGGAAAGGGAGGTACTAAGAAAAGTTTAGTGGCTCAAGAGTTTTGTGTTTATAACGCTATGGAAAAAGATAATCTTTGTATCTATTTCAATATGGAGATGTCAACACTAGAAATGTATAGAAGATTATATAAAAGATTGTTCAATAGAGATTTTATAGATATGATAAAGTTCGGAGCATTAGATGAGAAAGACGTGGAGAATATCAATATGAAAATACAGGACAAATTAAATAACAATTTATATATCGTAGATAACTATGACTTAGAAATAAAAGATTTTATAACAGTTGTTAGAGATTTAGAAGAGAGCTCAGGTAAAAAGGTTAGGCTTGCGGTGGTAGATAGTATGAATATGATGAAGACACTTGGAAATAATGAAGTGTTCACTGCTTTTGAAAATAGCAAGAGACTGAAGGAGTTGGCTAAAGAAGCTAATGTAGCAATTATGGCTGTGAATCATGTCACCAAAGGCTGTCCTTTACACCTGAGAGACACATCTCTCTATGTTAGAGGGGGAGAAAAGATATTAGATAATTCAGATGCGTACTTCTCTGTATCTTTAACGATAGATAAAAACAGTAGTAATTTTGATTCCTTAGAGAATGATATTATATATCATGCTAATAAGGTGTATCTTAGACTTAAAAACAAAAGAATGACAGGTAATATTGTTAACAAAGTCCTAGAGCTAGAAGATAACTTAGCTTTCACACCATTAGATGAGGATCCTAAAAGTTATGAGATAAATGGTTAAGATATTTATACCAGGAAATGTTCCTTCATCTAAGAATTCTAAGCAGTGGACAGGAAAAATGCTTATTAATTCAAAAGCTACTAGAAGATATATAGCTGAGACTAAAGGAGAGTATATGAAAAATAAGATGAAGTTTAGAAAAATGCTTAAAGGTAAGAAGAAACCGTATAAAGTATATTTTCAATTTATTAGAGGTACTAGACATAGATTTGATTATATAAATCCTTGTCAAACAGTACAAGATTTAATGGTAAAGTATGGGTGGATAGAAGATGATAATTGCGACGAAATGATACCTATATTTAATAGATATAAATACGACAAAAATAATTGTGGTGTTTACATTTGGATTGGAAAATAATTATTATATTTGCAGATTGTATGAATAAAAAAAATGAAGAAAATGATTAGAGTACCGTCACTTAGTAAAAAAGGAGAATCCATAGGAGATATATACATAAGAGAGAGTAGTGTTTTATACATGAGGAGTTGGAGAAACCCTGATGGAAAAGACAAATCTGTTGTGTATTTAATTGGAGGCAAAGATGTTATAGTGGATTTACCAATAGAGGAGTTAGTTCAATTTATGTACTTGGGTGAACGTGCTGAAGAAGAAGAGAGATAAGATAGATGTAGTTATATGCAGTAAAGAGTTAAAGAAGTTACTTAGAAAAAGAATAAAAGAACTTAATACAACTCTTTACCATGTGTGTAGACTGGGAGAGTTTGACTACAAGAAATTTTCTAACTTTATGAACGCTGAAGATCCTATGAATGCTAACGTTAGGGTTAAACAGATGCAGGTTCTTAGACTCTGTAAGTCAGTGGGCATAGATGTCAGAATATCTATAAGAATGAATGAATTGACAGAAGAACTGAAAAACAAATTTAAAAATGAGTAGTAACAAAAATAGGATTCTATTAGAACCTTTGAGGGATTATATAAAAGCTCTTATTAGTATGGAGAAAGACTTAGCTACACTAGAGGTGAAGAACAACAGATCTTCTGTCTCTAGAGTTAAAAGAGTCTTGCTTAGTATTGAAAGAGAGCATCATAAACCTTTTAAGAAATCTATAGATGACATAAGAAAAAGTATAGACAATTAACTTTATTTATTAACTAAATTTTCATATTATGACAGAATGGAAAAAAATCGAAGACGGCGGGTTCGAAGAGAGAGAAAAATGGGACCCCGAAGCTTCACCAGAATTAGAGGGAACTCTAATTGAAAGAAAAGACAATGTTGGATCTTACAATCAGACTTTATGCTGTGTAAAAGACTCAGATGGCATAGAGTTAAACGTATGGTGTCCAACTGTTCTTAAAAAATATCTTTCTCAAGTATCTATAGGATCTGGAGTTAAGATAATTTACAAAGGAAAGAAGAAAAATAAGAGTGGTCAAGGCATGTATAAAGACTTTGATGTTTTTGTAGGCGCGGCTCCTGAAGTTTCTTCTAAAGACTCTGAGGGTGACAACCTCCCGTTCTAATTTGAACGACTCAGAAAGAGGTGCAGTAAGTAGGTGGAAGCCTTATGTAGTTAAAACTACCTTAAAAAGGTTTTTAAAAGAAGGGCTTTTATTCCCTACTCTGCACACTCTGAGTGAGAACGAAGAAGGATTTTTTGTCCCTGAAGAAAAAGACTTACAAAATGAGATAAGTTATGACTTCCCTTTAATAGAATTAGTCATACCTTCAATCAGGGATCATGTGGTAAACCAAGAATCTATATGTGTTTGTTTAACTTCAGTTATAGTAGGTAGAATGCTTAAAGGGAAAAAAATTGGAAATAATGTTTCTTACGAAGAAGAGAGATCAGAAAAATTATTAATTTTGCATTTCGAAACTAAGAATAGAAAAAGAAAAGACATAAGAGTTTATTGTGTTAGAGAAGAATGGGATCCAGCTCAGCTAGAATACCTTCCTCATTTCTCAGGAAATATAGAAGGATTACCAACATTAATGCCATGAAAGCTAAACTAGAAGTTAAAATAAATGTAACAAAATTTAATAGACATAAAGCAAAAGATTTGCTTGCGGAAAAACTGTATAACTTATGTTTTGATTGGGTGCATGGAAACCTAGCTCCTGAGATAACATTTGTTATTGATGCTGATGAGGAAAATAAAACAATAATTAAAAAAGAAGATATAAACTGATGACAAAGAAAAAAGAAAAACACAGCGAGCACTACTATAAGGTAGGCAGAAACGGATGGGTTGCAACAACAACCTCAGATAAAATGAATGAAATAGCAAACAATATAAAAGATGTTGTGGATGAGGTATTACAAGACAGTAGGATACCAGAGTATTATATTGGAAAGTATCATAAATATGAGGCAAGAAAAGTTATTGAAGATTTTGAATTAACTTATAACATAGGTACTGCAGTAACATATTTGTTAAGAGCAAATAGAAAGCATAACACTCCTGTTGAGTGTATCAAGAAAGCAATAGCACATTTAGAGTTTGAATTAGAAAAAATAAAATAATGGAATTACTCGGAATAATATATTTAATGGTAATAATAGCTTGTGTTGTAGAGGCTGTAACATCACCAAATTTTAAAGACGATTTTACTAATGAAGAAAAGAAAACTAAACAGTAAAAATCCTAAGTACAATAAGGATAAAGATAAAGAGCCTGTAGTAAAGAAAAGAGTATTAATATGCGATACCCCTGTTGGGGCTAAAATATGGGCTGTATGGTATTAATTTTAATTATAACGGGCTTATACGCTTTCGCTGTATTTATGATGGCTCACAATAAAAAAACAAGATGAATAAAATAAAATCATGGTTTAAAAGGTTACCTCATTATATAGGTATTCATAATAAATTTTGTAGAAGGAGATTCTTCACAGAAGATAACACTTATATATGCTTGATAACTGGAAATAAATATAAAAGAAAAAAGATATGGAAATAATTTACGCAATAGTTTGCCTTTCTGCGTATGCGATAGGGCTAGCTACAGGTTTATATGCTTCGTCAAAGGATCATAGATACCTTGAAGAACAAAATAAGAAACTAAGAAAAAGACTTAATAACTGCCAAGACAAACATAGATTTTAAAATGAGTTATTTAACACACTTAAAAAGAACAAAACACTGTCCTTCTTGCAGATGGGTAGTTAACAGAGATAATACAGATAATATAATAGAGGTTAAGTTAGTTCACTTTCCAAATGAATACGAGAAAGATAGACTACTGAATCAAACCCAGCTCATCGATATTCTACAAGATGAGAGAGAGAAAAGAAAATCTACTTAACAGAGTAATTTATATCTAATTCAGATACAGACACTTGAAAGTGTCCTCTGTACCCACTTTCTTTACTATATATATAGCTTTGAGCAGACCTTGTGTTACCTACATACCCATGTTCATGATGCCAAGCATCAGTTCCTGATAAGGAAGGTAATACTCTGATCACAGTTCCAAATCTCTCATCCACATCTAACCACTTTACATGCTTAGATTTATGAACATGTCCTATGTGCCACTCTGTGTGTATCACGTTAGACCATTCCTTACTCTTTTCTGTAGCCATAATAAGAGGTAAGTTATCTACCTTTTCTGCACTACCATGAGTAAATCCTATCATTGTTTTACCATAAGTAACATACTTCCTAGGAGATGGATCATTATTCACTATCACTTCTTTGCAATTATTGTACCAAGCGTATATAGCGTCTCCTATATAAAACATTCTTTCGTAGTCATGATTACCTGGAACTACAACAACTTCGACAGGAGCTAGCTCTCTTAGAGTGTCTATCATTTCCACTAAAACTTCTCTACAAGCCATATAAGACTTTTGCCACCTAACGTCATCATGTTGAGGGGTACCTCTCGTTGTAGCCATTTTAAGGCCTTCTGAGTTTAATAAGTCGTTTCCTATAGGGAATAGTATCTTTTCGACATGAAATAGCTTAGAATAGCTTAAAAGCTGCTTTACAGTCTTTTTGAATATTTCTCTAGCAATTTCTATATTATAGTTTTGACCGACTTCCTTGCCCCAACCAAGCTTACCCATATGCAAATCTGGAGCTTCTACAGTGTACATTACACTTTCTTTTCCTTTTGGAGCTTTTAGGTATTTTTTAGCAGTATATACAGGGCTGTGTTGTTGACAAGCTTTTATAAACTCCTGACGAGCAGCCTCTCTGATCTCTTTAGTCTGATTAAATGTTGCTTTGACAGCGTATTTAGTGTCATCTTTAAAGTCTTGCCAAGAACTAACTTTATAGGTTGATACATCCCATAAGTCTAAGTTAATTCCCGAAGCTTGTATTAAGTCTTCTAATGAAGATATATTCTCTCCTGAGTAGTCTAATGTCTTTTTACCATTATCATTTGTAACTTTCAAAGGACTCTCTGTGTCCATTGGGTTTTCAATTCTTTTTGTTTTTAATCTTCTCCAGTAACCTCTCGCTTTTTCTGGAGAGTGTAAGCCATCTTTGCCTCTTATGTTAAACATCAAGGCTAATTCTGAATAAGTCTTATCTCTACCATTCTCTAATAAGTAAGACTTTAAACCTTCTACATTTGGTTTATTCTCTGATTCCATATCCTAATTGTTGTTTTAGTACTACGTTCATAACTTTGCTTTTCTTTTGATCTCTCTTCGGTATACCGCTTCTAGATAAAGCCTTATTAAATAGAGAAAGGTCACTCATTATATCTTCTTTTGAGTAACCTTTTACTATTATATCTTTTACAACAACCTGTCTAGATTGCATTGTAACGCTTCTTCTAACTTGTAAGATCCAATCTGATAAATAGATTGGCATATCATATTCTGTCATATATAAGTTTTACGTCAACAGCCTGTACTACAATGTCTTACAACGGGTAACATCCATTTAATTGTAATCATTCTGCTATCCTTTTTTCCAGAATCCGTACTGCACCTTTACAGTGTCAGTGTCTGCCTGCATTTCAAGCCCTATCCCGTCTGCTAAAGTAAAGTATGCAAATTCTCCTGCATGTAATTTCATCATATTACTTCCATTATCTCTTCGTACTAATACAAAGTTAGTACTGTCTGTATTTTGTAGGAATACATAATACGTATTTGAATCAGAGGATGGAATTAACGTATTTCTACCTACAGTTCCTGCCCCAGTAGTAATATTTACTTTACCTGTTTCTATAGGATCTGTAATCGTTAAAGTATCTGTAAGACTTATACTTACAGGATCTGTTGAAGCTGTAGAGCTAGTTAATGTCAATGTTGGTGTTAATGATTTGCTCATGTTCTTATTTTTATTTTATTATTATTAAGCTGCTGCCTGGAATACATATACCTCCAATACAGGTGTTCCACTAGCTGCATCGTAGTTTAAATCTTCATCTGAACTCCATGGGAAGAAAGCCCATTCTCCTGCGCCTATAGACATTACGTCAGCGTCTCCAGTTCCTCCAGATCTTATATGTATTATTTCAGCTGCTGTAGTACTTTTATTATACAAAAATACATAAGCGTCTGTATAGGTAGCTGCTGCTAAAAATTGTGCTGCAGTAGTCGAAGTAACTACAGTTTTTTGAGTAACTTGACCTGATACAGTTAAAGTATCAGTTACTGATAAACTCAATGCATCTGACAAAGCGTCGCTTACTAATGTTAAAGTTGGTGTTAATGTAGCCATTTTTTTATTCTTTTTATTTATTATTTATTTAAAAGCTCCATCCCCCCATCGCTTCACAACCACAATAGTGAGATTTCGATTTATCTTGTGTACTTTTAACTGCACTACTCATTACTCTCCTAAATCTGTATTTGACCTTAGTTCCTGTTCCTTTTGCAGTTCTTTCAGCCTGCTCAATACCTTCTTTAGTATAAGGAAAATTTTGTCCGTTAACCTCAGGCATTACAACCAGCTCATTATGTCTTCAACAGCTGTAGCAAGTCCTGCTTGAAAATTAGCTGCAGTACCTGTCCCTGTAGCAGTTACTACACTACTAGGAAACCAGGTCAACTGATTATCAATATCCTGAGTATCAAATGAGAATATTAACCTACCATCATTGCCCATTATATGAACCTGAGCTCTTTGGTCTCTATTTTTATTCCATTTTTTACTCTCGTTATTAGTTAACATAAATACCTTATGAACTTTAGCTATAGAGTCTTTATTTATATGTTCCCAATCAGAACCATTAGGAGATATAGCTATAGAGTTAGTCCAAGCTCCATTTACTACTGGTCCGTTTTGAATTCGCATAGCCATTTTTTACAATGTTTTTAAGTTAAAAATTAATTCTTTGGATGCAAAGATAAATTATTTTTATCAAATACACAAAGAATATCTATTTATTTTTACTAAGTTCTTAGTATATATATATATACTTAGTATATAAGTATTAAGTAAGAGCTTAGTAAGATCCTGATCCTTCAGATGCTTGAGTTCCTAGAACCTCTTTAGTTGCAACTAGTTTACCTCCTCTATTGAAAATACATCGTTTTTCAACAACTGGAGTGTCTTCATCCATATTTTTTCCGTACCCTTCTGGGTAATCAAGTAAATCACAGTAATTAATAATGAGATCTGTTTCTCCAGAATCAACCTTAGCGTATAGACGAAGAGGTTGACCTCCACCTAAAAGTAATTGACCGCCTTGCATCATAGAAAAAGCAACGTCATTTGGTACTTTCATAGCATCCATGATTCTGTGAGTTCTTAAAGTTCCATCAGCATCTGTTTTTTCTATATATAAATAAAAAACTGAGTCAGAAATAGCTTTTACCTGAACTTCTTTAAGTATTATTCCTTTTTCAAAGTCTCCAAGTAGTACAGTACCATCAGCAGTGGTAATTGTTCTTTGTATATCATATATTGTTGGCATCGTAATCTATGTATTGTATTAGAACTTCTTCCCCATTTTCAATCGCTTCAGCGATATCTGGATATATTCTCTTGTACGCATTAGAGGATTTCCCAATGAAGCCATTTTTGACGAGAACATTATTTTCTTGCGAATCACCCACAAGCAGACACCCAGCAGTATGTTCGTCAGTATTACCACAATGAATAAGAATCCACTCAAAATTAGGAACCCCAGTAACATGTAACATTCCTTTATGTATTTCAGAATATCTTTTTTTATATTTTTCATTAAAACCTCCTTCGTTTCTTAATTTTATTTTGTAAGTCCCTTCGGGTATTCTAGTTTCTCCTCTTACTTTATCATCTCTATGTTCATCTTCCAAAGTATAACATAGGAATTGCAAACCTAACTTATTTTCTTCAAATAACAAGCCTGAAGTTGAATCTTTTTGACTACTAAATCTTAATACCTTTAATTTCATTTGTGTTTTTTTAGTTACAATTACAGCCTCCTCTTTTAAAGGTAGGCAAGGGGTCTACAAAGTTAACAAATTTTATATAAAGTTTAAAGAAAAAAATAAAAAATTTAGAAGGAGGATTTACTTGTTCTACTTCTATAATATGGTCTTTATGATATATTTCATTAAGCAAAACAACTCTGTGATTTCCATTAACTAGTGTATTATCAGGAGATACCTTGATATAACCATATTTTTTTGGTTTATATCCTTTTTCTAAACTAGATTTTAATTTGTCCCAACTTTTAAGAGTGGTTTTTTTCTTGTTAAGATTCTTAAAAAGTATGAGAGTGTCAATTATATACTCTTTTAATCCCATTTCTCTTTCAATATCAGCTGAAGTGCTATATATTAATTCGGATAATTTTACTTTTCTTTTTTTACGAAAAAACATATCTAAGAGGTTCCTAAAGTTACTATTCCTCCGTAAATCCTAGTATTAGCATCAGTCATTGTAATTCTAATACCTAGATAATTTGTTTCATCTGCTGTGACATCAGTTATATCTAGATTAGTACCTACGTTTCCAGTTCCTTTACTAGTCATAGAATTATCATCTACGTTCATTTCGAAAACAGCTATAGCAGAAGTATCACTACCGTAAATATATACATGAGTAGCAGTAGCACCCAAAGGCATAGGTACAAAAGCATATAAAAGACTATCAGTATCTCCAGAGGTTACACCTATCCTTGTGTCGTCTTGAAAATGTAAATCAGTGGAATTAGAACCATTCTCATCTCTCATGAAATCACGCGGTAATATCTTTATAGTATCGTGACCATGCCATGATGCCCAAAGAGTATTATTAAATGTTAAATCATAAGGATCAGCATCAGATCCAGGACTTGTATCAGTCCAGTTTATATTAATTCCATTATCTCCCTTTATGAATTTAACCTCCTTACCATTACCTATAGTTACTTCAGTACCATCTCCATCTTCAAGAATAAACCCAGCACCTTTACTAACCTTACCTGTAGAATCATTAACTACAAGTATTTTATCGTCAGAGGTAGATGTAGATAAATCTTCTAGATAAACATCATTACGAAATCTAGATACTAGATCCCAAATATGCTCACCTAACCATTTCATTACTTTTTAACTTTTTCGAGTGATCTTCCTCCAAAGTATGCTCCAATTACAGTAATTAAAACTAGTTGTAGTAAGTCTACCCATGAAGCTTTAACTTCAAATTGGATAACACCAGCATCTATAAAAATTAACAATACTGTAGAAGTCACTAAAAAGATTAAAACTAAAGGTCTTATGTTTTTACTAAGCCATGAGTCAGACTGCATATCAAGTTTCCATCTTTCTGTAACTTGTTTTTGCATTTCTGCCTCATAACCCATTATCATATCTTTTATTTTTCTTTCTGCTTCAAGTTTCTCTTCTTTAGAAGTGTGTAAGTTATCTATAACTCCACCTACATTTTTAACTAACTCTCCTGCTCCTGAGGAAAGTATTTTTGTTAGTATACTCATTTTTTCATAATTTTTTTGTCTACTGTTCCGTCATCATAAATGAAAAACAATAGCTGATTATCTATTTTGTTAACTGACCTGCCTAATAAATCAGTTACTCCTATTAATTTCTTTTCTGTTCTTTTAGGCAATGGGCCTGACCAACTACCATCACAATAATTGTAAGTCAACTGACATATATTATCCCATTCATTTTCACAACAGTAGCTGTCAACTGATATGACCCAAGCATAACACTCATCATTAAGCCAATAGGGATTACCCGCACCAGTAACACAACCAGCATCATAAAGACAAATTGTGCTATCATGTACGTTAGCAGATAAATCATAATTGTAAGCCGATTGATCCATACAGCCTTGAATAATTTCGATACAGCTTCCGTTATCTGTGTTTGCAGTTGAATCATAGTTAAGCGCAGTGGAGTCCATACAACCATATATGTAAGGAATACAGCTAAAATCTTCTGTGTTCGCGTTAGGATTATAGTTAAGCATACTAGGGTCAGTACAACCGTAAATAAAAGGGATACAAGAATTGTTGTCAACATTTGCTAAAGGATTATAATTAAACATTGTGCTGTCTGTACATCCATAAATAGGAAGTATACAGCTAAAGTCGTCAGTATTACAGCTGTCGCAGTAATTAAGAGCTATTGGATTAATACACCCGTAAATCACTGGTATACAACTTCCATTATCTATATTAGCATTTGGATCATAATTAAATGCTGTGCTATCCATACAGCCATAGATTGGTAGTATACAAGAAAAATCATCAGTGTTTGCTTGTGGATTATAGTTTAGAGCTATTGGATTTGTACAGCCATATATATATGGAACACATGTTCCGTTGTCTGTATTGGCAAGTGGATCGTAATTATACATCGTAGAGTCTATACAACCATAAATAAATGGAATACATGAGCCATTATCTGTATTTGCATTAGAGTTATAATTAAACATTGTTGGATCCATACATCCGTATATGTAAGGAACACAACTACTATCGTCAACATTAGCACTAGGAGAATAATTCCACATAGTACTATCAGTACACCCATAATTTACTCCTATACAACTTCCGTCATCTGTATTTGCAAGACTATCGTAATTAAAAGCTATAGGAGATGTACACCCATATATAACTGGTATACAAGTATCAGGAGTATTAGCATTAGGATTATAATTAAAAGCTAAAGGTTGCATGCATCCTATTATTACAGGGAGGCATCCACCATTATCTACGTTAGAACTAGGATCATAATTAAAAGCTGTTGAGTCTGTACAACCAAATACAGCTAGAGTTTGACAGCTATCTTGTATATTGATATCTGTATAATATCCATTCGTAGTATCAGTGTGATATTCTAAATATGCTGGACTACTACATCCAGGATAATAATAACAGGTTTCTGAAGTATTAGCTATTGAATCGTAATTAAAAGCTATAGAATCCATACATCCTTCTACTATCTCTATACATTCATTACCACAATATGTTATACCTGTATACATATAAAAAGGTACAAGAAATGGAGGAACTACACTTAAAACTGTATCTCCCATTGGATTAATTAATGTAAATCCACACTCTAAAGCAGTGTTAGAAGCCTGAGCGCTTACAAAAAACTTTACATCCACTTCTTCAGGAGCGTTTAATTGTATTGTAAAAATTTGATTACTTCCAGGAGCTGACATATAAAATACATCTGTATCTCCTCCTTGATATATTTCTAACCTACTTCCTATCCATCCGTTACCTACTAGATCATGTAAGACAAGCGTATAATCACAACTATCAATATAATCCATTGTGTTAGCAGTTGAATCATAATTAAACATTGTTGAGTCAGTACATCCGTATATTTTAAGTGTTGAACAACTACTATCGCTTATAGTTGCTAAAGGGTTATATTCTACATAATTTTCATCCATGCATCCTGGTACTGGTGGTGGAGGTGTACATGTGTCAGATTGAAATATATGTGTGGTATCTGTACCAAAGTTTGGAACATCTCCAAAAACTAAGGTGTCACCACATTGTATGAGATAATATGAGCCATCGTTACCTCCCCACAAGCTACCATTAAGCCCATCTCCATAAGAATCATATATTGTAAATGATATCTCACCTACAGGAAGACAGACATTTTCAAATTGAGGTTGATAATCAGGTGCCATTGAATATGGTCCACCTGCATATAATAAAGTGCCTGTAGAATCATGTATCTCCCAAGTTGTCTCACTTTGGAATTGATCTAAATTTATATTTACTACTGCTGGGACACAACTTGAAACAGGGGGAGGAGGATTAGGCATACATTGTGGTACCATTCTATTAGAGTATAAGCCTGTAGTAAAAGAGGGATTTGGGTAGTTTACAACTGTATCTCCGCAGATAGAAACAAAATAACTTCCAGGAGCAGATATTCCGTCTCCATAGCTATCGTAAATAACAAAAGTTATACTTGCTAAACTATCTGGTATATACAATGTATCTGTATAAGAAGTGTTTGGCTGAGTGTAATGACCATAATTAACTTGCCCTAATATAGTGCCATACAAACTATCAGCATGTAATACCCATCTAGTTTCTTGTGGATAGTTGTCAGTGTTTATATGTATAATAGTTTCCTTAGTTTGTGAAAAAACTAACATAGGAAATAATAATAAAAATAATATTTTCTTCATATTAAAAATCGCTCATTAATTGTTCGTCAATAATTTCTTGCACTTCTTCTCTCGTTGCCTTCATAGTAAAAGATATGTCTGCTTGAAAACGTTTAACTTCTTCGCCGTCTTTAAAAACAATAATTGTTGGAACAACTACTATTTCATGCTTTTTCTGAGCATCAGTGTTTTGTGCAATATCTATATATTTCACATCGCAATCACTTAAGTCTTTGATCCACTCAACAGTGTTTTTATCATTCCATGCAGCATTAAATTGAATTACCTTCACTTGACTAAAAGCAGAACCTGCGAATAGCATAAGGATTATAATTAACATATAAACGCTAAATATTTTCCATGTAATGTTTACTTTATCCATACTATCTTAGTTTATCTATCTTGTCTTCCATTCGTTTTAAGTCTTCTTTTATTTCATCAACAGCTTCTTCAGTATGTTCAATCGACTGCCGTATATTCTGATCTTTCATGTCGAATTCCATTCTAGTCACGTCTGGAGCAGGAGGTTTCGGTAATTCTTTAGCCTCTTCTATATCAGCCTGTAGCATAAACCACATACTAATAATTGTAGCCATACCAAAACCAATAGCTATCAGTGTTTTAATACTTATTTTAAATCCTGTATCTTCGTTTAATTCTTTTGCCATTTTAATTAAAAAATAATAATTTACCTAATATTCCTATAATTGCGATCCATATAGACCATAAAGTTTTTTGAGCGCCCTTTCTAAAAGTAGTGTTTCTATTTACTCTAGCTACAGCGCCATCATCTGGATCTAAGAGTTTTCTTTTAATATCTCTTAAATCTTGCTTCATAACAAGCATTTCTCTATGTAACTGTTCATTAGTTATTTTCATTTCTAAAAGTTTATATTTCAAATCCTAAATTAAACATCATAAATCTAAATCTCGCACAGTTTTTTATAGAACATGCGCAAAACTTGATTTCTAACAAGGTAAAAGTACCAAATCTTAATTCGATTTTGTATTTTTCTTTCTTATTACCTTGTTTCCAACTATTTATAAAATTCATATTTTATCTTTTTCCTCCGAAGTATGCAACAGCATGACCTTCTTTGATTAATAATTCGTTAACACTTTCCATTGTTAACTTTTCGTGCCCATCAACCATGTCTATAAGTAGCTCTCCTAAACATCTGCCGTATTTTCCGACACCATGAGAATTGAGCTGAATCTTATTACATCCTTCTAACAGATTTTTAACTCTGTCTTTAGCAGCTAGCCCTCTAGCTTTTTCTTCCAAATCTCTAGTTCTAGATTCAGGAGTATTAATACCCATAAATCTAATCCTCTTTTTAACCCAAACATCAAATCCTAAGTCAATATTAGCATCAACAGTATCTCCGTCTACAACTCTTAATAATTTGATATTATAGGTATACATAACTCTACTTCTTATCTAATAAATGATATAAAATTACTAATGCTATGAGTCCAACAACTCCATTATTTCCAAGCATATTTATAATACTCATTACATTATCTATAACTGACATGCCCATAACTGAGCCTCCAAATAAGATTTCTGCCATCACTCCGAATGAAAGCATTGTCATAAATAAGGTTGTCATTTTGTTAAAAAATCCGTTTACTAAATTAAATATATTGTCCATGTTTTTTTTGGTTAAATTAATACTAAATTAAAATATGACATAGTTCAATCCGAACTTAAAGTCATACCACTTTCTATTCCAATATTTGTTATATTTCCCTTCTATAAAACTACCTAAATGCTTGTTGAATTTGTATCCGAATATCAAACCTCCTGAATAATCGTACCACTGTTCACTATCATTATAGTTGTGGTAAGAGTATGTTCCTCCGTCATTGTAATGCCAAGGCATTAGGTTACCCCAAGCGTGTAACCAAAAATCTTTTTTATAGTGATAAAAATCGAACCCCAAAACTAATGATTGTTGCATCTTTTTATCCATTTCGTCTCTTTTTTTCTCAACATATTTTTCAAGCACTTCAGGTATAGCAACTTCCTCCCATACCTCACTACTTGTAGCTACTATATTTCCGTCTGGATCTGTATATATTGAGTTATATACATCTACATTATAACCTTCTTGAATTGCAAGATAAGTGTAATGCAGGCTTCCATTTGAAAGCAACCACTCGTCTAAGGGGTTATACCCATAAGGTTCTGAAAGTCGCTGAGAAGCGCCCATATTAAGCGAGAGCTTATTGTTTATGTTGTATCTATACCTTTGAGATGTTTCAAAGTACTGTATGTCTGCAAATCCGTCTTCTACGTATTCTGCCTTGATAATATAGCTATTCGCAACGTATCTAAGAAAATGTGTTTGGTCTAAATAATCATTACCAAGTTGTCTTTTGTAATCTAATTCGAACAAAAATTCTAACCCTTTTACCTTACCAATAGTAGCTGCATCACTCCAACTATTCTCTGTTCCGTCATAAAAAGTGTTGGCTTTGTTCTCATATCCAAATCTAGCTATTTTTCTTAAACCAAAAGAAATTGTGTAATCATCAGGAGTTGATTCTAAAGACTCTTCTAGAGATCCTGTAGATATAGAATATACCCCTCTATCAGATACAGATGTACCTCCATTTACTGCAGCATAGAATGTAGAAAACTTAAATAGTTTTTTAACCTCCTCTTTTACAGCAGCTACTTGTGCATTAGATATAGAATATACCAATAATAATAATGTAATTAATATATATCTCATCGATTAATCAAATAAATCAGAGTAATAATTATATAAATTAGCTCTATCGGTAGCATCTAATGCTTTTTGATATACTATAAAAGACTTAACAAATCCATTAAGCTTATTTGTATCATCAGCATGAGCTCCAATATTACTAATAGTTGCTACATCAGTATCTGTATGATTTTCAGCAGCATCCCAATCTTTATCCGAATACCCTCCTCCGTTAACATAAAGATTTATATTTCCTGTAGCACCGTTACTACGAACAAGTGTTATACAGTAATAAGTTCCTGTAGAAAGAGTGTCCGAAGCTTCTTCAAACATACTATTAGTGTTATCCCCTATTCTTACTTGAATCTTTTTATTAGTTTTTATCTGCAGTAGATTATTAGCATTATGTCCAAATAAACATCTATTAGTTGCTAAATCAGTAAACTTAACAAACATAACCACTGAAAAATCTGTTTCTGTTGGAATAACTATATTAGCGCTAGCAACTTGAACAAAATCCATCCACTTTGAATTACTTGCGAAATCTAAACTGTTATCTGAACTTGTCCATCTCGGATCATCTGATCCATCGCTATTACCACTTCCTGATGTTCTAGGCCCTTGTGCGTGTCTTCCGTTTCCACTAGCATCGTTCCATTGGTTTATTCTATCGTCATCAACCATAGTACCAGCATCTGAAGATACTTCAGTTTTACTACTACCACCATCATCCATATCAGATGTTATTCCCACATTGTATCTAAGCCAAACCAACATATTGCTTATATTTGATGGTAAAAACGACGAAGGAACTGAGCCATGCATTAATGTATTACCTAATCCTAATATTCCCATTATCCTATATATGCTATGACTAAACCAGATGCTAATGTGAATCCAGTCCATCGACCATAAATTGTAACACCCTTAGGAAACGTTTCTGAATCTGTATTATCGCCTCCGTCTGCGTCAATAAGAGTTGATGCTCCATTGTCGTCTGGATAAAGTTGCTCTGTTTCAGCAACTAATCCCCCAGATCCTGATGCGAATACTGTGTCTTCAAGAAAAGTGATTGCAATAAATACTTTGCCAGCCACTCCACATGTTACCGCAGTAGTACCTGTCACAAATATGCTACCATCTTGCCCTAAAGATCTTGCTTCGAATGATTTCATTTTTTAATTTTTTTTTAGTTAATAATTATATTAGTTGTCTATATTTTATCCATACATCCACAGCTCCTGCAGTAGCTGTATTTACATTATGACTTCCAGTGAAAGTTATAGTTATATTCCAAGTAGACCCATGATCTGGAATAGTAGTGGCAGATCTTGTTCCTGTCGCTATAGCTCCTACTGCAGCACCTGCAGATTGAAATATATTAATTCCATTTACAATAGCAGAACCATCATTTACTGTTATAGTAAATGTAGATAAAGAACCTCCTGTAAAAGGAGTGCTATGTTTTACTTTTACATACTCAACTATACTACCAGCTGGCATTTCTTGCGTAAAAGCCTGACTAGTTCCAGCAGTAGTTAAATCTGCATGAGTGTAACTTAATTTTAAAAGTCCATTTACATTTTTCCAAACAGTTGCAGTTGCGTCATACTCCATAACATCTCCGTATGCTGCACTAGAAATTGTAAAATCAGTTATACTACTAGTAGTTATAAAATTACTAGTCCAAGCCGCTCCGTTATGATGTAAAACATGATTAGATGTACCTGCAGGAAGTATTCCTCCGTCAATAGTTACATTTTCAAATTTAGATGTTCCAGAGTTATATTTTAGTACGTCTCCATTCTTTAAGCTTGAAGTGTTTGTCGGTATACCTGGCTGGTTAATCCATTTAGAAGTTGATGTATTATATATTAACTGATCGTTATTAGCAACACTAGTTATATTAAAATTACTAGCAGCTCCTGTCAGCCTTCCTTGAGCATCAACAGTTATATTAGGAATATTATATGTTCCTGCTGTTACAGAGGTATTAGCTAATTTAGCTGCAGTTACCGCGTCATCTGCTATAGATGCTGTTGTAACACTGTTATTAGATATACTTCCAGCTCCTATAGGTGCAGTTGCATGTAAATCTGTAACTGATGTTACTCCACTTCCGTTTGTAACAGCTTTATATATGTAAATAGCTGTATCTAAAACATCCATATAGGAAGAAGTTGCTTTTAAAGTTGACTCTGAAGCATCTGTAGCCATAGCAATATTTCCCCAACCACCATCTTTATTTAAGTATACATAATTATCTCTATTTGCTGTTAATGTAACTGTAGAAGTAGCTGAAGTAGAAACTCTATATCCTTTTACATAAGCAGCAGTTACCACAGGAACTGTAAGGTCAAGTGAGCTTCCAGAATAAGAATCTGCACCAATAGTTTTAACCCACCCATTTCCATACACAGCACTTGAAGCACTATGCTCTTCTGATTTCTGAGCATCAGCTGTAGTTGTTACTCCATAAGTAGTATTAGTGAGAACATCTGTAGTAAGAGTTCCTAGCTTAGTATCTATACCAGCTATATGAGCATCTAATTTAGTAGTATCAGATCCGCTAGGATTATAATTAACGGGAGTCCTAGTCTCGTTTATTGAAGAAGGCGTGATATCAGAGATCTTTTCTCCTTCTACGGCTATTTGGTCTCCCAGTGATTTTAAAACACTATTAAGTGTTCCAGATGGTATCGTAAAAGTATACGCATTCGATGTAAAGCTAGTTGTTCCATTATATTTTGTTACGCCAGAAGTGCTTATATTATTTAATTTTGCATCTACAGTTGAACCAACATAAAAATCTATATTTTGAATGACTTTTGTCATTGTGTCTCCTGTTTTTGTAGATATCCCCTCCAAGGTAACGCCGCTATACCTAATAGTATCTGACTCTACAGTATATGCGGCTCTTCTTGGTCCCGTATTTGTTCTTTTGTGTAATCTAGACATTTTATTTTTTTTATTTATTTACAACCTCCTAACATGTTATATCTACTTAAATCATTAATCATACATCTTCTTTCACTTTCCGTATATGAATCATTAAAGAATAGTAGTTCTTCTAATATTGCATTTACTTTAAATGTTTCACACCAAGTAGAACAACAAGAATCTAATCCAAACACTTCTTCTAATGCTAAATGCTCAACATTCTCAAGAATATTGTTATTAGTATTAGTTATTGTCGCGTTTATTAAGCTAGTTGTTGTAGAATTATTAGGCATTTATTTTAACAGTTTTTACACTCACACAGAGTGTTGATTAAGTTTGTAATATTTTCTATAGCATTCGCATCCGATATTTCAGCTGCTCGTAAACCAGCCGTTGAAACAGACATAAGTTTTAAGAATGTTAGAAAATCTTTATTTTTACATAGTATTTCATTATTACATTCATGGTCTTTTATAGCGCAAAAAGACTTATACGCATACTCATCAAGACATGGTATATGAGGAGGTTCTACTGGAGGCGGAGGATCATCACAACCTTCAGGGAACGCGTCTTCACAATCTCCTAAACTAGTGTATAATGTTTCATAACTAACTTGCTGACAACTTCCTTGATGGCAGTCATAGTATGTTGTAGGAGGATCGCCACACCCACTAGGATAAGCTTGCTGACAAGCAGCTAAGGTCGTATATGAAGTAGCATAGTTAACCTGAATACATCCTTGAGCTTCGTCACAATCATAGTACTCTACAGGTGGAGTTTGACATCCATTAGGAAAAGCTGCCTGACAAGCACTTAAACTTGTATAACCTGTTGTATATCCAACTTGTTGACAATTACCTCCAGATAGGGCTATACAATCATAATAATCTGTTCTAGGTGGGCGTGTTGATGTACAAGATTTTGTAGCTATATCCCAATACTTACCACTATTATAAGCCTTTACAGATGTAAACCAGTCAACACCAATTCCCATACCATGGTCATCCTCAAGGAGATCCCAATAACTTTCCCAATCAGACCCATACCAAGGATACTGATTCATTTGCATAGCTCCAGTATCTTGTATACATTTAAATATTCTAGGTCTAGGAACTATTGTAGGGGTCGTACTAGGAAATACAATTTCTGCCTGAGGAGTAAGTAAAAATACTAAATCTTCTCCAGCTTGATATTCAACTAGATATTTAGGAAGAGGAATTTGTATAAGTTCAAAATGAAAAGTTCCTGTTACATTTGGAGGAGCAATATAACCCATATCCAAATATCCATTCGGATTCAGAAAATTAGGTCCAATAGCCCCATGAAGCATTCCGTCTATAGGATAAGCTACATTATTACCTAAACCATGATGGTTAGAAACACTACCATTCCCTATCCATTGCTCAAATAATGAGCATTTACCATTAACACCTCCATCTGGCCTTGCAATCCTAAGATATCTAAAATGCCATGATGCCCAATATCCACGTTCTACTTTATTTAAAGAAGTTCCAGTATACGCTTCAATACCTCCATTATTACTAGAGACAATTTGTCCTGTTGGCGTATTTATAGCCCCTTGAAACTGATTATGATTAGTGTAAGAAAACTCATGCTGACCAGTCATAGGAGGAGATTCTCCAGTATAACTAAGTATACTACCCTGCTGATGACCATGCTCTCCCGTACCCACAAATGAGTTATCTTTTATAATAAAACTACAAGTCCCCTCTGCGTTATCATAAGTAGAAGTTACGAGAGAAGTCCCGTTTACATCAGTTAGTTTTGTTTTATATGCTCCTAGTGTCATTAGCAATCAAATGTTTCGCATTCACAGATTCTATCAGATATTGCAATAATATCATTCACAGTACCTGAGTCTGCATTGTTTCTATATATTGTGTCCATAGCGGCTCTTAATGAATATAGTTTTAAAAATTTTAAATATTCGTTATTGTGACACATTAATTCCTTGTCACAAAAATCTATTTTATTGCTAGAGCAAAATAATTTGTTAGTTAAATTCTGAATACAAGTATCTAAAGAACAATGAACTAATACAACTTCTGTATCTGTATATTTACTATAGCCGTCTGTTAATAAATAATTTCCATCCGTAATCTCTACCCAATTATCTTGCCAGCTACCACCAACTCCAGGTTCAAATGTAGATCCTGAACTGTGATTTTCTATACATCTATAAAATTTAATATCTGTACCAACTACATTTACAACTATATCTTCTTGAGCAAATAAAACAGGATTAGAATCATAAGCTTGATATTGCTCGTTCTCATTCCATGTAGGTATGTTTGTTAATCTAATCTCATACGCTCCATCTACTCCTCCAAGAGGTATATTTATAGTAAGAGATGAGCTAGCAGGCTGTATATAATAGCTACTAGAAGCCTCTAATATCGAGGAATAAGTATCTGTAGTTCCGTCTGGCTTTACTACCTCTACAGTCCTATAATTTGAAAAGGCAGGCTGATAATGCCCATATTCTTTATCAAAATTGGACTTATCTGTTATAACTAGATTAGCACAACGACTGTCTATATCAATACTAACTATCTCTGCCGTTGGATCGAACATAGATGTAAAGTATTTTTTATTAACAGATCCTGTGCCAGGATCTATGAAACTAGTTATTTCTCTTGACATAATTATATTTTTAGCAAATATAAGGATTTAAGACGAAATAGAAAAGTTTTATTTCATTAATTCCACTTCTTAGGAAGTGTCTTTGTTCCAGGCTTTCCTATTTTCTCTGCCTCTTGTCTTGCTTTAAATTCTTTTATTACCATTAATCTTAATACTAGCTTCTTTCTGTATTCAGAATCATAATAAGGAATATAAAGTCCTTTTGACGCTAAAAGAGTTTGCATAGCTAACTGACTTCTTATCCATGCTTCATGTCTAGGATCGACAAAATCCCATCCACTTTCTCCATGATCGTTAAGAATTTCTCTTTTTAAATCATCAAAAGCAACATCGTATCCTTCTTCCTTAGGTAAATCTTTTACTAAATATCCTACAGACTCTAATATCTCTTCGGCTTCTGCTATGAAGAATATCTCTGGAGTAAAAGGTTTTCCAGGGATTTCAAAGTCTTTACTAACAGAAGGATGCATATGCATTAAAGATTCAACTGTTTCTGCTAATAACCAACCTACAGGCTGTACAGGCATAATAAAATCGAATAAAGACTTTATACCAATAGAAGCTGGTCCATATTTTTTATTCATTTGTTCTTCTATATGTCTTTCAGAAAAGTTATATTCCCTCATAAGCTTTTCTCTCTTTCTTCTTGTCCACTCATCAACTAAAGGTCTGAATATAGCAAATGCAGCAAACATCCATATTAGAGATTTCCAACCTTGATTCATATATTTTTTTCTTTTTTTACGATCTTGCTCCTTATCTTTAAATGATTTCCAACCACGATGCATATTTACTTGCGTAGAAGCTAAAGCTGTTTGAACAAAATGTAAAAACATAAATACACTCATGTTTGTCATTTCCCCTAAAGTACTTTGCCCAAACCCTACTTTATGAACATTTTGTATGGAAGAAGATTTCCAATTAGTAGAATCACTACCTTGAGACGCAGCTGTTTTAAGTTCTGCCTCTCTTATTATTTCTAAATCTGGATTTTTTAAATCAAATTTAGTTCCTTTTTGTCTATGTAAATCATGTATATGAGTAAAGAAAGATATAAATGCAGTCATTCTATCCACTTGTATTAATGGCCATAACTGTAATCTAGTCATTTTTTGTATATCAGTGATATCACTCAAATGCCAGTCTTCCATTAAATGATTTAAGTAATCTTTATGGTCACCGTCTTTAACCATCTTTTTAAATCTATTTATCTCAGAATTCACATTATCTTGAGGTAAGTCATACCCACTATAAGCTCTTGCAAATATAACTGGAGCATATGTTTCTAAAAACTCTGCAACCTCTCCTCCCTTGTAAACTTGCATCATATTTGCTATACTCTTCATGCTATCTAATAGGTTGCCAGCCATATCTCCTTCTGTAAATCCTAAATTACCTATCGCTGCTGTTATCTGAGCTGGAGCTCTTACTATTCTTCCTAATTCACTACCTCTAACAAACATCATCATATTCATTAATAACTTAACAGGAGATCCTATATGTTTAAATATAGGCATCTTTTTCTGAGCTTGAATTGTTTTTCTAATCTCAGCTCTACCCTTAGTCATTCCGTTATTAAAATAATTTACAAATAATTCTGTTATCATTCTTTTTGCATCTCTACTCAATGGAGCTTTATCTGAATTGAATATATCTGCTGTATTTATCATCTTTTGTATAATAGCTCTTTGTATTTCTGTCTGTCCATAAAATACCTCTGAACGCATTCTATTAGATATAGATTTTACAGGATCTAATTCTGCAACATTAACTATATTGGATCTATTCTTAAGCCATTCGCTCGCTATACCTATACTTTTATTTTTATGTATACCTCTAAACACATTGTCGTATACCTCTTTAGGTAATATCCATTCTCCAGGATTAGGCCCTTCTAGCATCATTGTTCTTTCTGCTTGATTTTCAAACTGAACTTTAAAAACATTTAAAGGCATATAATCTTCGTAAAATGGAGACTCTACTCCTGTAAGAGCTGCAAGTTCTCGTATACCCATTCCTTCTGTATAAACTCCTGTAGCGACATCTCTACAAGTAGTTCTACACTCATTTAAAAACTCCATAACATTAGGGTCGTTATCAAGAACAGATTCTTTTCTGTTTATAACATCATCTAAAAATTCATTTACACTTTTGTAACCTCTTTTAGAGACCCATCTATCAACTAATTTTTCGTATTTTCTTATAGCATTACTTGCTCCTGAAAAATAAGCATCTCTCATTTTTTCTTTTATTTCAGCCCTACTTATATCTCCAGTTTCTTTTCCTAAGGAAACAAGTATTGTGTCTTTCTTTATATCTAATAATAAAGAATTGATTATATTATATAGAGCTGCTCGAGATTTATTAGTTTCGTAAGGGCTTAAGTTTAATCCTTCTCCTCCAGTTTTTAGTATAGCATCTTGAATAACAGTTTTTAAATCTCCTTGCTTTTTTAATTCAGTAAATAATTCTGGCTTATATCCAGCAGCTTCTAATTCTAATATTTTCTTTATATTATCTGTAGTTAAAGAATGATGAGGTTTTTCTGTAAGCATTCCAACTATATTTGCAACATGTCTATCCCCTCCTTTTAATTTTAATTCAGCAGCTTTGCTGATTAATCTATTTTGTATTTGCGAGGTTGCTTTTATAACTCTTCCGTCAGCATCATTTAATTCGTTTAATATCCATTTATGGAATGTATTTTTTGTAGTCATTCCTTTATCTCCAAAATAAGCTCCTATATGGTTAATACTCATCATTCCTGGAGCAGGACCATTTAATTTAAACTGATCAAATAAAATCCAAGCAGTACCTTTTTCTAATTTCTTGCTAAAGATTTCCATATTATCTTTAGATAACCCTTCATTAAATTCTTTATTAATAACCTTAGACATAACATCTACATAGATATTATACATTTCATTAGTAGTTCTTCCTCCAATAAGAGGATTCATACTCTCTATATATTTCTTTTGTAAAGAGTGAGGGATAACATCTTCATACTTTGAATCAAAGATTAAATCGCTAATATTTAAATATTTAGATATAAAAGGAATTTTTCTATCGTATATAGGGTCATTTAAATCTAAAGAATTCTTTACAACTTTAACCGTTTCTTTCATAGCTTCTTTTTCTACACTTAGTTCAAAAGGAGCATCGGAGTCTGCGCTGTCTGTTTTGTCTCCATTATCTTTATCCCAAGAATCTATTTCTTCTACAACTTTTTCTGCCTTCTTTTTATTTATGTAGTCATTAACAAGGTCAAGATTCTCCAATCTTCTTGTTTTCAAAAGAGATAAGTACTCTTCAAATTCTTGTATTTCAGTCATGTTTTTTAAACTAATTCTAGCTAGTTTACCCATAGCATCTTCATAGATAACATCTCCTTTCTTTCCTGCGTATTTTTTAACTTTTGATCTCCATTTTGCTATATTTTCTATAAGATTATAAGCCTCTTCTTTTTTCAATAACTCTGCGACTTTTTCTACATGAGTGATGTAACTCTCTAAACCTGACCTATCTAATTTTGGTATAAATATATTTTTTAATAACTTTTGATCTAATTTTCTTGTTGTTACTCCTTTAAATTGCCTACCTTCTAAAACAGCATGCTTAACCCATATGTCAACAAAGTTTTTTAAATATTGAGATGCTTTTTCTAAATTTGAAAATTCAAACATTCTTTTTTGCTCTATAAAGTTTCTTATATAATCTGAAACTTCTTGAGGAGTATTAGCCCATATTCTTTTTTGTGGATTAAAATTATACGCATCCCAGATAGCCTGATTAGGATTATTCGTTATCTTTCCATCTGGACCTGTTAAAGATTGTATTATATTCCTGTCTACATTTGCGTCAGAACCATCTCTAGATGTATTCTTTATCATATGCTCTTCTAAAGAATTTATCAATGAAGATAAACCCTGAGAAGAATTCATTATTTCTCTTTTTTCTATATCAACAATATATCCTTCAGCCTCTTTAGCTCTTGGGTGAACAGGAATAAGAGGATCTAAAACACTAGAGAAAAATCTTTGAGCCTCTATAGTTAGATTAGTACCTGCAGTACTATGTTTAAATTCTTTACCGTAAAAGAATTCTAAAACGTCTTTAACACGAACATTACTAGCAGAAGGTTTATGCTCACTAATTCTTTTGAAGTCAGCTTTTTCATTAAGAACTATAAATCCCATAGTAGTTCTAAAAACTCTATCTTTAGTGTAGTCAATAGAATTTTTTGGAACTTGATGATGAACGTTAAGAATTGGAGTGTTTCCAGTTCTGTTTAATATATCTAATACTTTATCAGAAGCATATTTTATAGAAGATACAGGAAAAGCCATATGATTCACATACATATATTCATTTCCAAATACATCTTTTATAATATTTCCTTGCTCTATATTTTCTATATTATTTATATACAATCTATCTTGAACAGGAACTATACCTTCTTGTCTTCCTGTCATAACTTCAAATGCAGAGAAAGATCCATCATATCTAGTACTAGAGAATAATTCTATTATCTTATTTGTTATAGCTACTCTGTCTAGATAATTAAAGTTTTTAGAATCTATGTTTGATAAAAACGTATCAAAACCATCTGTTTCATATCCTGAATCTTTACTATAATCTCCTGTCGCAGATATGATACCTTTTTCTAGTCTCTCTATAATATCAGATGCTTCTTTACTAATCTTTACAGATTCTATTAATCTTTTTCTAGCCTCTATATCTCCAGCATTTTGCATTTGAGAAAAAGCATCTTTAACAGCATCTACAGCGCTTTCTATAGGCTTGTTAACTCCAGTAACTACTTTTCTTTCTTTTCCTATATCTGTAAAAGCTTCCATAGATTCAATTCTAGCCCCTCCAGTTACAGTTGGGTCTTCTACTATCTTATATAAAGGAATTCTAAGATCTGGTTTGCTAAATCTACTTGAAGCAGATGCAATTGAATAAATCATATCAAATACATTATTAGCATCATGCTTTGATATATCATGCCCCATTTCTGCTAACTTTTCTATAGCCCATTTAGCATTTTCTGTACTTACCTCAATTTGGTTTACAAATATTACTCTAGTAACCTGATCTGCTCCAATAGAAAACCTAACCGAAGATTCTTGAAACTCTGAAGCGTATCTTGTATAAGGTAGGTAGTATTTAGATTCAGCTATCTTATCAAGAGCTAAAGGAGTTTTCATGCTTTTTACTTCTGGCAATAACTCATCAACAGTTACTTTCCCAGGTTTTCTTTCTTTTGGTACAGTAGATTTTGGAACCTCTAACATTTTATATCTAGTGTATCCATACGTATCAGTTATCTCTTCTGCTAATCCTCTTTTTACCAATGATCTCCATAAAGAGCCAGCTTCATTAGTTAATCTAGGATCAGAAACAATAGGATCCCAACCTTGATTAATTAAAACTTGATTAACTGCAGTATACATTCTAGAACCTAATCCTTTTTTCTTTAGTAAAGGATGTACTCTAGAATGAGTTACCATACTTTCTTTTCCTGGCATAGAAGGATCTTCTCCTCTAATAACTCTTAATATACCTGCTACTTCACCGCCAGACTCCATTACAAACATAACTGTATTCTCTCTAGGTTTTATAGGTTGTAGTTTTAAACCAGAGATAAAATCACTACCTCTGTTAACATCTCCAAAGCTATTAACTCCTTTTTTTACAGAAAATACCTCCTTCCATTGAGAAGCCTCACCTAAACTCCCATCATTAGCCCAACGTTTTAATATACTCATTTGAGAGTCTCCTAAATCTAATCCTTTTCCTTCTTGTATAATAGGTTCTTTTTTAGTGGTTTGAATCTCAGTACCTTTTTCAAATTCCATTCCTCCAAATAAGGAATTTATCTTTTCTAATTCTAACTTCCATGAGCTTTCAAATTCTCCTTTTTTAGATACAATGTTGTTTGGTATATTTTTCTGAGCGTGGTCAATCAGTGATTGTATATTTTTTAATACTAAATCTTTTAACTGATCAGACGTTAGCTTCTGTTCAATATCTTTTAAATTAATTTTAGGCAAATTATTTTTTAATATTTCTTGCAAGTCTTTTAAAGACTCTAGATATTCTTTTGCAGTAAAATTTAAATGCTCCATAGAGTTTTTAAACTCTTCTTTAGACGCTATTTCTATGTCTCTAAAAGTAGAATTTATATTAAAATCGCTTATCTTTTTAGCTATAGCTTTTATAGCCATTTCTTTTTCTGGAGGCGGATACTCTTTAAAAGTACCTTCTTTGCCATACATAGTGTCGAATACTTTTGCTAAATTAACAGCTTCTTTTAGATTCATAAAACCTCTACTTCCATAAAACTCAGGGAATTCTTTTCCAAAAGCATTAAGAGAACTCTCCGATATATTTGCTTGATTTAAAAAGTCAACCATTGATTTTTGTAGTTGCTCATAATATTCTGATGTTAATTGCCCATTAAGATCTTGAAAGGCTTCTGCAAAAGTCGTTTCTTTCCCATTTATCTCCACTTTTTTATCTCCCAGTATTCTAGTTGAGTTTGTAATAACTCTACGAGATTCCTCTCTTAAGGCATATGCGTTTTCATAAAATGAAGACATAAATCTATAGAGTCTTTTAAACGCACTTTCATTAGATTGTTTTATTAACTCATACTCATTTAACCTATCTACTAAGTCTATTACTTTAAAATCAGTGTATCCCTTTAATCCTATTTTTCTATTTGGGTTTAAAAATATATCTGATTTTTTTAAATCTACTCCTTTAGTTGTAAATCCCTTAACTCTTAAGTTAGAAAAACTTTTAGCCTCTGTAAGATCTGAGATAAGTTCAGTTAATAAATTACTTAGTCTTTTCTCTTCCGCTGTTTCTGGATGTTCGAATTTACGTCTTAGCACGCTCATCTCTGCTTCAGTTAATTCGCTTATATTTTTTCCAAATAACTTATTAGATACGGAAAATTCATCTCTCCATTTTTTCAATAAAACTAATGAGTTTTGATTTGAAGTTTTAGATAGATTGCTTATTATACTTTGAATAATTTCAGGGCTATCAGGTATCTTTTTTATTAGTTTTTTTCCAGAATTCTGTCTTATAACTTTTTCAAAAACTATTTGCATTAAACCTCTTTTTTCTCCTCTTCCTCCTCCAAACTTTGCATCTCTTAATTCAGACCTTGTTAAAGAAACAGTGTGTAGCTTGCCTAATCCGTTTACATCTTCTGTAACAACTCTAAATTCATATTTACCTCCAACAAATTCTCTTCCTCCATAACCATCAACAACAGTTATTTTTCCAGATTTTAATCCAGATTGTATTTTCCAACTAATACTTCCATCTGCATCTGTTTGAATTCTTGTGGATAAATTATTACTTGCTCCTAATTTTGAGTTAATAGCTCTCGTAGCTAAAGACATATTTCTTATAGCGTTTTCTTTATTTTTTGTCCATGAAGAATATCTTTTCTTCCTTACAGACTCTGACTCATAAGCCTCTTTTAAAGGGCTTGATGCTCTTCCGCTAGCAATATATCTCTCATGACTTATTTTTACATTTGATTTTCCAAAAGGATTATTCAAAGAACCTAGTTCTTTCTTTACTTTCGTTATATGATTATTAATTTCAATTAATACACTTTCTTTTGTTTTGCCTGTTTTGTTTACAACTTTATTAACAAATCTATTTATTCTGTTAATATGTTCCTCATATATACCTTCATTAGATGCGTCTAGATAAGGATTTTTTACTCCTCTTATGTCTAGAGTATATCCTGACATTTCAAAGGGCTTAGGAAGGCTTTTATAGCCTCTTACCGCCTTTGCAGGGTCTTTAGATTTACTATTAGACAAGAAAGAGTTCCATAAATTTTTGTTATACAATTCTATTATATGCGAATGAATATCAAATACTCCTAATCCTGAATTCTGTAAAGCTGAAGAATAAGGATTAGCTACACTTCTGTTTACCTCTGATAATTTATATAAAACTTCCATTCCTTCTACTCTAGGAGTTTCTACTAAGTATTTATATTTAGTGTTATTATATAAAGCTAAAATTGCATTAAACATTTTAACATCAAAGTCTTTAAATGTTGATAAGTACTTTTCGCCATCTATAGTTCTAATAATAGGTTTAAACCATGACTTGCTAGTCTTTGGTGCTATTAACTGAAATACACTTATATCTTTTTTATAGTCTTTAGAATGTAGTTCAGCAAGAGTGTTATCTATTATTTCAACATCTTCTATACTAAATTCGTTTATGATTCTCGTTTCTTCAGCCTTTGGATCTTGCTTAACGCTTTCCCATGTATGAGGTTTTTTAATGTCTATCTTAAATATATCTTTTATTGCGTCAGATACTAATCCATGTTTTACATGTATATCTGTTGACCTAAGTCCTGAAGTATAACTTACAGAAAGCTGATCTTTTAAATAAGCATCTACTCCTTCTCCTAAATTACTATAAGAAGTCATATATCCATGCATATAAGCATGGTCAAGTTCCTCTAATATACTTTCAACTAATTTTCCAGTTCCTATTTTTACATCAGAAGTCAATACAGATATTATTTTATTTGCAGGGCTATAATATGCTAAGGTTCCTTTTGCATCTTTAGGACGGATAATATCCAAATACCTCTTTTTACCAGCAGAAGAAAGAGCTTCCCAAGGCGTTGTAGGATTGTCTATAGCAGCATAATCTCTTGCTACTTCAGTCCAAGTATCTCCTATAAAAAATCCATCTAAAGAAGACTGTAATATATTCAAATCTGGATAATAAGCTATACGTTCTTTTATATATGTAGCTTCTTCTAAATAAAGACCTCCTCTATCAACTAAATGATCTAAGTTATCTATTAAATCTTTTACAACAGAAAATTTCTTGCTTATTTCTCTAATTTTAGATTTAGGAACTAAAAATTGATTTTTAGGAAGATTATTAGCTATACTTTTTAACAGTTCATTTTTTATAGTTTTTTCTAAATACTCAGGTTGTGTTATCTCTTTATATCTATCGTTTAAATCCTTAAGAACAGTTTTAGTAACATGATTTGCAAACCAAGTAGCAATTGCTGGAAGTTGTGCAGGAGATAATGTACTAGGAGACTTAGCTGCAATATTTGCTAAATTTCCACTTATCATATCATATCTTTTTTTCCAATGTATTTTTGATCTAGGGTTATTGCTATACAAAGTCATTGCATTTGCCATCCATTTTTTTATTTCTGAAGGCATAGTAGCTCTTTGTTTTGGAGTTAAAACTAAAGGAAGGATATTTGTTGTTATATCTCTAAAGTGATTTATAGAAACGCTATTAGTCATCTTATTCTCCTTCATCATATTAATAGCTTTTCTAGCTATATGTTTTTTAAGAGCATCAGAAGACTTAGTATCTAAGTCTATAGTCCTAGATACAAAGGTTGCTATATTCTTAAGTTGATTATTACTCTTAGTTAAAGTAATCATATCTTTTAACCTATTAACTAAGTCCTTAGTATTATATTGACTAGGTATCCTATAAAAACCAGTATCTTTATTATAAGTAGCTTCCATAACTACTTTCTTTTCTCCTTTTAACTTTCCTGGTTTTGAAAGTAATATAGTTTTCTTAGGTTCCTTTCCTTCAAAAACTTTTAAGCTCTTATCTCTTAGATCTATAGCTCTATCTATTTCTTGAATTATTTCAGCTTTTTTTACATCAGATAACTTAGAGGCTTGTATAGAAACTCTAGCGTCTTCTAATTTAAAAGAAGGAATCTTACCTTTCTTTAAATAATCTGAAATTCCTTTCTCTACAGTTGGAGGTTTTATATCTAATTGTTTTGCTTTAAATATATCTACTTTAGACGTCATACCTGACATAAGTTCTCCAAAATTTTCAAGTATAACTTGATAAGAACCTATATCTAATTGTCCTGTTTTAAGAATTCTACTTACATCATAATTCAAGTCATCTGTTATCTTTCTAATATTCAAATCTTCCTTCATTACTTGGGTAAAGTCAATTCCCATACTTTTTAATCTTCTTTTATCAACAGGAGACAATCTGTTGTTATCTAAATAATTTCTTACACTAGAAGTTGTTTCTTGTATTTCAGAAAGCTTTTTACCGACTTCAGTTTTTTTAGCGTCTCTAATTCTTTGTTTTCTAATTTCTTTTTGTTGTTTTTCTATAGACTTTGTTTCCTTATCTATTCTTGCTGTAAGCTTAAGAGCTTTTGGAGAGCCAACTGTTAATTGACTTCTTTCCTTCTCCCATTTTGTAATATTTTCAGATGATTTTCTAATAGAAGAAAGTTTATTTTTAATAGTTTGAGAATCTGTAGGTGTTGATTTAATGTTTTTAGAACTAACAGGTTGATGTAAGCTAGTATATTGATTTACATTAGACTGGACTTGTTCTGCGGTTTGAGAGATTGGTATAGGTTCTGTTGATTTAGGTGCAGGTAGTCCAGCTCTTACAGGGCCAGTTTTAACAGGTGTTACAGAGGGAGTTGGAGGTAAAACTATATATTTGGGTTTTATTGTTTTTGAAGGGGGTTCAGCTGAAACAGAAGTTGTTAATGCTTTTTGCCCTGGAGTAACTCCTTCAGATCCTGGTTTGGTTTTAGGTTTACGTAATGATTCTCCTAAAATTGTTTCCCTTAGTTTTTGCTCCATTTCGATTCGTTCCTTTTTATTAAGCATTTTACCAAAATCTGGAAATTTTTGTAATTTTGAAATATCCACTTCTTTTCCGTTAAGCCTAAAGTGAGCTGACCCCTTCTGAATCAGAACTCCTTTATCATCAAGTCGAATTTGTATATCTTGAATAGGTTTTTTTGAGAATACTTCTTCTGGAGTTATTTCTTCTATCGCTCCATCTTTTCTTTTTCTTCCATAAAGCTTTACACCTTTATTAGCCTGCAGCCATGCTCTTAATTCATGAGCATATGAAAAAGTATTAGTCATCCCTTTGTTATCTACATGTGTAAAACCTCTTCCAGATGGATCTCGAACAAGTTCCCCTTGAAACCTACTTTGTCCTGTTAGAGTTTTAAAATATACCTGCTCAAGGCCAAGTGTTGAATATAATTCTTCTGGAGTTATTTGTCTTACCTTTCCGTCAGCTCCTTTTGCGTGAAGAGTTAGTTTATTAATTTTCATAAATTGTTTTATACTCATATCTCCAAATGCACTCATTTCAAAATTAGATAGCAATTCACCAAGATTACGAGCTGGTTTCCCTTGAACCCATTGAGATCTCATCCAAAGTTGCTCTGCCATTTTAACATCACCTATTCTTATGAACTCAGCAGAAAGAGCTTGCAATTTTTTGGCATCCATAGAATATTCATGTGATTTTGTATGAGCAAAACCAAGAGTAGTACCTAATATAAAGTTAACAGCCATATCTTCAAATTTTCCTCCTAAATCATTCCATCCCATTTTTTCTTTCATCTCTGTCCAGCTATCTGAATTTTTATAAGCAACTATTGCTGTATGTAGTTCGGTAGCCGTTACAAAAGTACCTCCAGTTCCAACAGCTTTAGCATAAGGATGTAATGCAGCTCCTAACTTAGGATTCTTTGCAAATATTTTCATCCAATTATTAAGCATAATATTTGACGGTATTTTTCCAACAGCAAAAGTAGTACCAACACCAACTGCTTCAGGACCCATAATTGCAACAAAAGTTGCTTCCTGTATTCCAGCTTCTATAAGAAATGCTCCAGCTTGTTTTGCTCTACTTCCGCTTATATATAAACTGTTTATATATTGCGCAAGACCAACACTTCCTGCAACTCCTTCTATTATTGCTCCACCAAACATAAATTTAGGTAACATACCGAGAAGATGAGCTCCTCCTATTCCAAGTTTTTCTCCAAAACTTGTTCTATATACTTCTTCTATATTCTTTTTTTGTTCTTTATTTAAAGTTATTCCTAAATCGTTATATATATCTATATGTCTACCTAACATATATCTAGGTGCGTCTAATTCCATTTGTTCCTTAATCATTCTTTTACCAGGTCCCCAAGCCAATCCTTCAACAAGCGATCCTCCTATTGTGCTTACATAATGCATACCGTCTTTCTTTTGAGAGGTTAATATATCTTCATTAAATAAAGACATACGAGTTAATGCTGTTATTTTTGCTAATGTTAAATCATATTCTCTCTTTGCAGACATACCTAATCTATTAACTCTGCCCATAAATTCAGAATCAGGATGTTCGATATAAGTATCGATTAATTGAGCGAATTTACGATCCATTACTTTCCCAGATCTTTTATTAACCCAAGAAGCATCTGATTGTAATAAATTATTAAGATTTTCTGCATAAGCAGTTAACGAAGCTAATTCTGCAAATATTAATTCTTTAGAAGAATTTTTATAACGGTCTAGAAATTCTTGAATCTCTCCTTGAAACTCAGGAGGAGGTCCTCCTTGGGCTTTACCAGGATTTACTAACATTCCATCACTATATTTAAAAAGTGTTTTCCAGTTTGGATGAGCTTCTTTAATTAGATCTGCTTCTGCCTGAAGCTGTGCAGGGGAAGCTCCATCAAGTTCCATATTTATAAGATTTATAATTTTATTATAAAACTTTCCACCCATACCTTCTTGCATGTTATAAATGCCTTTTATCTTATCCTTTACAATACCTTCTGGACCTAAAAGATTTGACATTGTTCTATGTTTTAATTTTTTATAAACAATATCCTCTATATTTGTAGGAAGACCTGTTCCACGTTTTTTAGCTAAACTTCTCTCTTCATCGAATATTTGTCTTATCTTATGATTAATAAGATTATTTGTAGCTTGTTGTCTAGCTACTTTTGATTCATTTTGAAAATAAGCCTTTACTTCATCTTCATCTAATTTAGGAAAACGCTTAAGTGTAGCTGTTGTCATTTGATCTACATAATCATCCTCTTTAAATATCTTATACATATCTTGCCAATTCTTTTCAGTAGGAAGTTTATTAGGATCACTTCCATCTATAGACCATCTACCTGTATATAATGGATTAAAACTAAGATTATTTCCATCATCTTTAAACTCTTGAAATTTTGGATTTAAAGTTGTAATATTTAAAAAATCTTGATCTTTTCCTTCGCTAAATCTACTAAGGTCATTTACTCCATAAGATTTATTATCTATATAAGGTTTGAATAAGGCTTTATCTTCTAAGGGTGTTTCATAAGGAGTTTCCCAGGCTAGTTTCATCTCATTTAAACCCATCTCATATTCGCTAGCAGGATACATTCCTTTAGGTTCTGGCGCTGTATTCATAGCCATATCTATTAATAAGTTTACAGCGTCTGCCTCGTTTATTTCAGCGTCTTCTGGAGACATCCCAAAATTATCAAAAAATACCTCATTATAATCAGCCCCAAAGCCATATATAGAATAGAATCTTTTTCTGTTTTGTGATAAATCTAAATTCTGTGTTTCAATATCTAAATTCCCTGTTCCTGCTCCAAAAGGAATTGGATCGTCTGATTGTCCTGCATACCATTTATAAGCATTATCGGATACTTCTCCTCTTTGTATAGCTGATTCAAAATCTTGTATTGTTTGGTATTTTGAAATTTCTTCAAGAACTTCTTCGTCAGTTATTTCAGAAGAAACATATTCGTCTACTTCAGGACCTTGATCTTGATCAACCACTATATCATCTGCCTGACCTCCGAAATCTAAATCTGGTAAAGATAAATCGATAGGCTCATCAACCTCCCCTCCAAAATCTAAATCAGGAAGACCTACAGTATCTTTAGAGTCGCCCCCAAAATCTAAATCAGGAAGAGAAATACCTAACTCCTCTTCCTTCTTTCTTTTCTCTTCTTCTAATTCTTCTTGAGTTTTAGCCATAAGTGTTGCTATTCATATTTTTTATAAAATCCTGCTTTATTAAATATATCGTATAATGGTACATTTGTTCCAACCAATCCTCCATCTATTATTTTTTGTTTTATATTATCATCTAACCCTTTATACCAAGTGATAAAATCAGTTCCAGTATTTATTGTTTTATTATAGCTAGGATCAGTAGGGTCTGTATATTTTCCGAAAGCATTTATAAGAGACATGAATTCTCTATCTCCTTGACTTCCTCCCATTTCTGACAATGTTAATGTTCTAGTAGTCTGAGCTTGCATAGGGGCATTAAGTAAATTGAAATTCTCTGAAGTCGATCTTCCTTTCATATAAGATAATTCTAAACCACTCGGAGGAACTGCTGTTGACCATTTAGATGATGTAAAGAAAAGTTTTGGTTCTTGAACTATAGTTTGTTGAAGTTCCATAGGTCTATATCTTAAACTATTAGTTTTTGAATCCCAATTATTAGCATTAAATAACTGACTATGAGCTTCTGCCATATGACCATTAATAATAGTTTGCATCTCATTAGGATTAAGAGAGATTTTTTGTCCATTAACCTCTAAAGGTATTCTTCCTGTTTCTGTTCCGTCGTCATTAACAGTTACTACAAGATATTTATCCTTTTCTTTAATAAGTTTAGCTCCTTTAAGAACTGTATAATCCTTACCTCCAACTCCTATTGTAGATACATTAGAAATTACATTTTGTAACATATCTTGAGTTGGAGTATTTAAATATTGATTCTTTAATATAATACCATAAGAAGTTCTATCTCCTTCTGGAGTATTAAGAGAAATTGAATTAAGACCTCCGTCTTCATCAAAATTAGCTCCTGTAAGAATTAATCCTGGAGAGTTATCAGTGTGTCTTCTTAAAGGAACGCTTGTTAAATTAAAGAAGTTATCAGCTTTATCTTGGAATGTATACTCTCTTCTTACTAATTTATCATCTTCGTAAGCTACATTTTCAAATATATGTTTAAAATTAGTTAATGCTCTTTCACTGCCCTTAACAGTATTAGGATCTTGACCTCCAATAGATTGTCCAAATAAATATCCAGCTCCATCTTTAGACATATTATTTGTTAATTGAGAAGGTGTTTGATTCGGATAATCAACTGAATAAACATCTCTTAATAAACCAGTCATTGCGTTATAATTATATGGAGAAACAAAGCTTATTGAGCCATTCTGATTTATACTAGTCATAATACCTCCAGAAACACCATAAGCTCCTGATTTATTAGTTGGAGTGAAAGAAAGGTTAATATTTCTATCTTTAACTCCAAAATATCCAAAAGAAGCATTATCCCCTTCCCCTTGTTGTTTCCAAACACCTTCTATATAAGACGTAAAGTTGTCTTGAGCACCTGTAGCTGTATAGTTAACTACATCTTCGCCTTTATCAATAATAGTTACATTTGTTTTTGCCTCTTTTGCTTTCTGAACATATTTATGTTCAAATTCACCAGGGAACATTCCACTAATAACAGAAACAAGATTAATCTTACCTCCCACCGTTCTTCTAAATCTTCCAGTTGTAGGATCTATTTCTTTACTTAAGGTGTATACATCTGCATTAGTTCCTCTTAATTTATGTTCTAGTCCAGCAATAAGATCGTCAGGATCTATCCCCTCAGATTTTGTGTAAAGTAAAGAGAAGTCTCCAGCATTTATTTTTGCCATATCTTCATTACTCCATCCTAATGCTGTTTGATTATTTCTAAAATAATCTTTCATATGATTCTTAGTAAGAGATTCTACATTACTAGCTACATCTCCAGAATTTAAAAAATCGTTTAATAGTGCAGGATTTGTTTCTAATTCTGTTAAAAATTGTTTCATGCTCTCTCCATCTCTAGCCATATCTCTATAATGTTCTCTATACTTAAACCATGTATCAGGTAAAAAAGAAGATTGGCTTAATTCCGCATCCCCCTTAGTATCAAGAACTCCTTCTATTAATCCAAGTTTATGATTAATAGATTTAAATGTAGATGTTATTCGATTCCCTTGCCTTCCTTCTGGATAAGCATCATTGTTATATATTCCGCTAGCTAATCCATGTCCAAATGTAGTGTTAAGCCCTGAAATATAATTATCCATAGATGAAGCATGCCATTGATTTAGATAGTCTCCATATCTTTTGTTTGTAGATCCTAACTCATTAACTTTTACTTCCTTCCATTTCATAGGAGGCGCTGTATCTTCGTTTCTTTGATTTATTGAAGCAAAAGGTGTTACTGTGTCTATAGATGCAAAAATAGGTACATTACCTATATATTTCCCTCCAAAGGTTCCTGCTAATAAACGACCAGCTCCTCCAGCCATACGAGCTTTTTGAAGTTCGAAAGCAGGATCTGTTTCTTTTTGAGGCTTCACATAAGGTTGATCACCCATCATTTGCTGATAAGCGGCCTGTCTTGTTATATTAGCTTGGTTCTGCAGATTTTTCAGATTGTCTGCAGCCTCCATGGCTCTGTTTACATCAATATCTGGTTTTGGCATATTATATTTTTAATTATTTTATTTTACGCTATCCTATAGCTTCACCTTCCGCTAAATCATCATCTGGAATAACATAATCTCCAACATCATCTCCTAATACGTCTCCTTTCTCATCTGTAACTATCTCTTCTTTGTCTGGATCTCCGTCTTTTCTTTCTCTCCATTTCTTTCCTATACCACTTATAAATTTAGATAATCCTTTTATATTTTGAGGAGTCACTAAATTTAACATATCCTGACCACGTATAGCTCCTCTGGTTTGAGCTGCTGCTTCTTGAGCCTCTCCTTTAGCCTGACCTAATAATCCTAATTCTAAAGCTCTTCCTGAAATAGTATCAACTGCACTTCCTTCCATTTCAAATAATTTAGCTTCCATAGGAGCTGCTGTTTTAGATTTAATATCTGCTAAACCAGCACTAACTCCAGACATCATTCTTCTTAATGCTGTTATGTGAGCTCCTGAACCACCTCCCATCTGTCTAACTGTTTTAGCTCCTGTTGCAAAAGTTCTCATAAGAGCTTCTCTTTCTGGAGCATAAGCAGATCCACTCTGATAAGCCATTCTTCTTCTTTTTATATCGTTTAAATAATTAAAATAATTAGGATCGTTCGCTGCTTCAACACCAGGACCCATTCCTCCTCCTCCCATCATTCCTCCTCCCATAGCGCCTCCACCGCCTCCTCCTCTTCTTCCGAATAAGGAACCAGCAGCAGATAAACCTATTTGGGTTAACTTAGGATTTTTCTCCATCCATGCTCCAGCTTTTTCTAACCCAGGACCAATCTTTTTACCCAAACCTTTTAAACTTTGACCCGCCTTTCCAAAGCTTTGTTTAAGTCCAGATCCTAGTTTGCTAAACCAATTACCTCCAGTACCTGATGATGCGACATCTTCTATGGCCATTATTTTAATGTTTTATACTCTATTGTTGAGCTGATTATTGAAAATTTTACTTCTGCAAATGTACAATTTATTTGGTAAATAAGCAAACGTCCTTGTATCCTATTTGTGTTAAATGTGTTTCTTGGTATATATTGTTCAAAACCATCATATGTTTTCATATCTGTACTAAGTACTTGAGCTATAGGGACAACTGTTGGATATTGATCAGGATCTAATACATCAAAAGAAGAAGGGATACTATTTGAATTAACTCTAAATCTAAAGAATTCTTTTCCGAAATTTTGATCTGGAGCACTTACTTGTTGAACAAAACATAATTGAGTTACCCCTCTTAAAGTTACAGAGGTAGTATCATTTAGTTTCCATAATGAAGGATTATTAGTTCCATCCCATCTTCCTGCTCCGTAAAGGTTATTATTATAAGAAAGGTATTTATGGTAGTTATATGAAAATTCTCCAATCCAATGTTCAGTTTGCTCACTCCATACAAGAGAATACATAGAAAGCCCATCTGAATCTGTAGCAACACCTAATATATATTCTTGTTTCTCATCATCATATACAGCAGATATTCTTGTTGAATATCCAGATCCTGCTTGTTCAACAAAAGGAACTATTTTTGAATAATACTTTATTTTGCCTATATCTGTTAATTTATTATTAGAAAAATGATATACAGATTTTTTATTTGCAAAATAAATAACATTATTATATTCTGCATAACTTCTCCACCATTGGTCATTCATACCTATAGTCTTAGAAATCCAAAATTGATCTGTAACAACATTACCTTCTTCTATTGACATGCTTGTAAAATCAGCACCTTCAACAGAAGATAATGTTCTTTTATCTGTTACAAGTAAACATACTCCGCTATCTGTAAAAGCATATAGATTACTTCCTTTATCAGATAAGGCGTCCCAAGCAACTTTTATTTCACCAGTATCATCAGATACATCAAAATAATTCGCAGCAGGGAATGTTCTAACTCCTGGAGCATCTTGTTGATTTACATCTCTTTTTTCAGACCATAAAACCCTAGAACAGAACAAAACCTCTTCATTAAAGCCTACTGCAGGTTTTCCAAAATCTACATTTGCTAAAGCGTAAGCTGAATAATCCATATTTATTTTAGGTCTAAATCTAAATCCTCCCATTCCCCAGATTGCTTCTTCATCTGGATAATCGTCTTTATATCCTTGCCATAATCTATTACCACTACCCCATGTACTTCCTCTCCATGCTAATGGTCTATAAATATAATTTACTTGAGGAAACATTTGATCAGTGTTATTTACATCGCATGGTTCTGAATACATAAAATTAGTGTTGATTCTAGATTCTACAGTAAATTTAGCACACAGTTGTCTAATACGAGTTGATTTATGAAAACTAAAATCTTGGTCATCTTGAAAGTAATTAAGGCCATATGGTAAATGCTGAAATTGCATAATTCTAGGATTTAAATCCCAAAACTTATAAGGGAAACCGCAATCCATAGAAAACTCATTTTCAGCACATTGAGCAGTTCCGTTAGTATCGTTACCATCATCCCACCAATGACAACGACCATTAACCATGTCTCTATCGTCTCTACTAACTCCCTGCATATCCATAGGAGCCCATATAGATTCTCCAGTATTAGAATCTCCTCCAAACGCTCTAATAGGAGCGCTATTATCGTATTTTATCTCAACAACATCTCCTTCTTTTAATTTACAAAAGTCATCAGGTAATGAGGAATATGAGGGTTGTTGCTTAAAGTGTAATGTATAATTTCTTCCTTCATCAGTTCCATTTTCTGAAGAATGATAAAATAATCCATATACAGCAGTAGAACCAGACATATGGTAACCTTGTGCTGTAAGATTACTTATAATTGTACTTATATCAGTATTAGTTTTATAAGTAACATTTATCCATGCGTTATTATTAACCCAAACAAACCTATCTACACTTGCAGCTCCAGATTGTCCTGGATAAGGAGAAAAATCTTCAACTCTTTCATCTGATGTTTCTACATTCTCTTTTTCTGTTGTAGTGCTATCTGCGGTTATTCTAGCTACTACACTTCTTAAATTTATATGAGCAGATGTATGATAATATTCTTGAACAGTATTTTGAGGAACATAAGCGCCATCAATAATTATATTACAAACATACATAGGTTCATGCCAGTTTTCACAATTAGCATCATTAAAACCTCTTTCATTATCAATAGCATTTCCTCCCATATATCTTGTTTTATATATATCTCTATCAAATCTTATTTTATAATAATTTTGTCTTCCTGTATTAACTTCCCATATCTCTTCTATAGTATATATAGTTAAATCAGAAAAAGTGGTTGAATTATAAGTATTTCCTTTTGTTGATGACTGTTTAAAATCTGATAACATTGAAGCCTGCTGTCTCCATTTTCCAAAAGCAACATAGTTATCATCTCCACCTGAACTAATCCCCATATAACTATTTTCTTGAACATTAATTTGACCGCTATCTTGTAGTATAGAGCAATATGTTATCATATCTAATTTATAATCATGAGATAACCCTTCTCTTAGAAAAGAATAAACTTCTGTAAAAAATCCTACAGGACTAATTATTTGAACTTTATATGGAGAGTTGACTCCTAAAGTGTTTACGCTATCTATAACATTTAACATAATACCTCCAGAAGGATCTCCAGTATTTGGATCTAGCATTACTCCTAAACCATATCCAGTGTCGCAATCTGGTCCATAGAACCATATTTGGTCATGTCTTTTTTGTGTTCCAAAATTAGTAGCGCTACCACTAGAAGATATTAAAGAGTAGTATCCTAATCCTTGACAAAGAACTCTTCCTGCTGGTTTTGTTCTAACTATACTAAATCCAGTTATATAAGAGGGAAGTGAAGATGTATTAATTCCATCTAAAGCAACACCTAACATATAATAGTTAAAACCAAATCCTTCTGGTTTATAAGTATACCAATTAGCTGAACTAAGTCCTGCTTGAACACCACTGGAAGCTATATTAACTCTAGTGTTAATTACATAATCGTTAGCTGCACGACCCATATGACCTCCTGGTCCACTACGACTTGATTCTGTTTGATAATCACTTATATCCACTGGATGAAGAGGTCTGTACCCCACTCTTCTAGGGTGAACATAATTAAATAAAGTAGCAAGGCATAATGTTGTCACTCCTGGGCTATCCCACTCTTCACCATTAGGAATATGATCATAATTATGAGTCCCATAATTATTCCCAGCTGCAGTAAGCCCCCACCATCCTGTTCCATTTGCTCTATATCTACTAATTCCTGAACATCCATACCAAGGAGTTATTTGAGCTCCAAAAAGATAATAAGGAGATTCAAAAAGTAATACCCATCTTTGATTGCTTATATTAATAAACTGTCTAGCTTCTGTTTTAGCTACACCATCTGTATGATCAAATACCTCATATGTACCGCCTATACTTCCATGTCTATTAGCTGCTTTGCAAAATCCATTATAGCATATACTTTGAACAGCAGAAGTCATTATATCTCTTCTGTTAGGCATTAAATAATTATTATATTCATTTAAATAAGTTCCTGGATTTGCTTCATCATAAGCCCATGTGTCTATAGTATTGCTTCCTGTTATAGGTGTTGCAAAAGAAGGAGAATTTGTAGAATCATAGAATACCACTGCAAAGCCATATCTATCTCCAGACATAAATGGTTTATAGTAAGTATGATTATAAGGATCTGCTTGACCTATCTTTCCTAACTTCTTTACAACAGGAGTTAATTCTGCTCCTAAAGTACTATCTGTATATGTAACATTACCACTCTGATCTTTACTAACCTCTTCTATATTCATTAAGAATAATCTATTATTAAAATACCGACATGTTTTTGCTTTAGCTATAACTGTACTTAATCCAACGTCATCTTCTTCATCAATCTCTATACTATAACCTAAAGCATCTACAGGGTCCGACCATTCTATAACATCGCATTGATTAGGAGCTATAGGTATCTCAGCAACTATAACTGAATTACTAGGAGGCATAAATGATTGACCTAAAGTATAGTCTTGTCTTTTTATTTGTAAATATTCAAAACTTAGTTTATTATCTACTCTAATTCTAAGCTTTACACATTTTCCTGTATCAAAATTAGGATCATGTCCAAAAGTTTTAGAGTAAGGATATACATCTCCACCTCCAGCTCCATTTGGTGCAGGTGTAAGAGGAACATTACTAAATTCATCTATTAATACAGATGATGCTGGAACTGGAATAGGAGGAGTATAAGGACTCCATTCTGTTCTATCTCCATCAGCTGTTACATATCTAGTGGCATATTGATATTCTCCAGTTTTCATTCCTAAGCCCCCTCCCACAAACAATCCTACAAAATAAGGTTTATTAGAAGGAGCATTTACATTTGTAGTGTAAGCGTTTATATCAAAAGCTCCAAAGTATTTATTTGTACATACAACAGGATCAGTTAGGCCTCCATTTTGTTTAAGGTCTAAAACATTAAATAATAAAGGCGGGGTTCTATTATCTGTTAAGTATATCTCTCCTCCTACACAACTTTCGTTTTTATGATATTGTATTGGAGTTCCTTTTCTAAAAGGTAAATCCTCATGCATAGCAACTACAGTCCCATTAATTCTTATAACAGGAGGTGCTGTTTCTTCTACGTTATCCGAAACCCATATATCTATTATATCCTCATTAACTTCTATTATTCCTTGACATTCATAATCCTGAGTAGGCAAACTTGGAAAAGCAATTTGAGCTACTGGATCGCAAGCATTTTGAGTTAAAGGATATAATGCAGCGTCTCCATCTATTTTTGTTAAAGCAAGAGTATTTCCATTACTGTCTACAGGGCGCATATTTTTAGCGTCTAAATACTCTCCTTCATTCATTCCCCCTAAAAACTCTCTATCAAAGTCTCTATTAGCTCCTGCGTTATACGTCTTGCCGTCAGTTTTATGATGCTGATGTTTAGGCATGGCTTAGTAATTTAATCTTCCAAGATACTCTCTCATACTGTCTCTTTCCCACGTATCCATACCTTTTATTCGTCTTTCTGCTTTTAATTGACTTTGTTGTAATTTCATAGATGAATCACTCCAAAGATTTCTTAATCTCATATCTTTAGCCGCTAAAGCTCTAAACGTTCTTTCTGTAACCCAGTCTATAGTAACCTGTCTTAAGAATCTAGGGACTACTGGTTCGTCTCCTATTTCTACTCCCATACCATTAGCTATTATTCTTAACTTAGAATAACCACTAACATTAGAAGATAACATAATTGTTCCATTTTGTATATTAGCATATATAGCAGCTCCGTCTATTCCTGATATAGTAAGCTTAGGTCTATATATAGGATCTGAACCTTCGTTCTTTCTTTTAGCAGTATACTGAGATCCATCTCCTCCTTTATTATTATAAAGTCTTTTCCAATGAACAATAGCGCTCGATCTTGGAGAGCAACAAGTTCCTTTATGAACATACATCTCTCTAATATTAAATATATTCTTAGGCATTCTTATTCTAAAGTTAGAAGGTATATCTACATCCATAGTTTGCTCATCAAAGAATGTATCAAAAGACATTTCTTCTAAAGCTTGTTGAATTGCAGATACATAAAATCCTTTTGTAAACCCATGCTGCTTATAATCCTCATCATTTACATTGATAAGAATATCTGCCAATAATTGATTTGTCGATATAAAGTCGTTACTATTCATTTATTTTATTTATTTTGTTTTACCTGATACAGCTGCGCTTCTCATAGCTTTCTGTAAGTCTGTCGTAGTAGCAACAGAGGCCATATCATCATCTGCTTGAGCTCCTCCATAAGGTTGAGAGTCTGGTAATGCTTTAGGTTTTTGACCTGTAGATGTAGCATCATTACCTTCGTTCACTCTATCTTGAGGAACCATTAAAACTAATTTTCCGAGATTTAATACTTCGTATCTTAGTATTTGAATTTTTTCTGGAGGTAAAGGAATGTCTGCATCTAAACTAGTTACATTAGTAGGGTCTAATGCTGTATATAATCCCATTTCTACTGTACTTATATCTACATTATCTATTCCTAAATAATATAATCTATTTCCTCTTCTATAAAAATAAGGATTTTTAGCTGAAGGTTTTTCATAGCAGTTATAATATAACCTTCTTGATTTTGCAGGAGTTGTAGGAAGAAAACTAACTTTAGTATAATTATGTTTATCACAATCTGCCTGTATAGGTGGTTCATAAGTTATATATTGAATTGCGTTTTCATTATCTAAATCAAATATAAATTCAGGTAATGTAGAAAACTTTCTTCCTGTAGTATCATCTAAATTTACAGCTACTGCTGAAAATACATTTAAATAGTTACCTGTTACATTCCATCTTCCTTGAGTTTTTATTAAAGTTTTAGAAGCCATTCTATTAGCAATAGTCTCTATCCAAAACAATACATGATTAAGACCAATTTCTTTATCGTCAAAAGTCTGTTTAAAAGACTCTAAAATATCATATGCTAAATATCTGTATGTCATTATGTTATAGCGCTAGTTAAAATTTGTATGTCTTGTCCAGTAACTGAATATATATTTGTATTATCACCCTGCTTAAATGAAACGAATTGTAATGCCTTTTCATAAATTAAATTAGTTACAGATTCTGGAAATTCTATATTATCTCCAGCTCCAGTAATTAAATTAGGTCTTTTTACATAGAAAATTGTAGCTAACTCTTTAGCTAGAACAGGTCTAATTTCTATTTCTCTAATTGTATCATATACTCCAGTAGTTAAAGAAGGTAATGATAAGCTTTTAAAAGGAGAATGATCAATATGAGCTATATAAGCATATTCAACATGATTTGTCTCTGCTTCATTTCCTGCTGAAAAAGGATTTCTTTTAGTACTTACCCATTCTTCTATTGTTAATCTTTTACAATCATAATCTGAATCTATATGAGTTAATTCTCCTCTATAAACAGAATCCCAATCAGAAAGAGCATTACCAGCGTGATCATTAGCTGCTTCTAGTGATGTTCCTGATGTTATAAGTCCAGTTGTATTATTACTTATTCCTGTATTATAAGCACTAGTATATCCTGTTGAAGCGTTATCTATTGTTGTAGGAATACTACTTACATGAACATCTGGTTTAGGATATACAGCCAATATAGACCATACTTCATCAGTAAAGTTTGGTTGATTCCCAAACTCTATTCTAGAGTATGTATTTGTCTGAAATACAGCACTATTTGTTAGCTCTCTAAAAAACTCTTCTGAGAACTTATTAGATCCATACACAGAATTAATGACCGATACCAACCATTCAATTGAAGCATTGATAGCTGGTATCAGGTCAATATTATCATCGTAGTAGGTAGCATTCTCTGCATCTAGTCCTACTTGACGCATTCTGTTTATTATGACGTTTGAATTTATAGGCATTAATATGTTTGATTAACGACCTCATCTGTTCTTGACGGATTCCAATTCATATCAACAGGTCTTGGTCCAGGAGCAGGCTTTTTAATATTCTTCTCTGCTAAATAAAAACACAATCTTCTTTTAATATCATCTACGTCGTCACTAATTGGGATACCTTCTGATTTTGCTCTTTCAATAACCTCAAACTGAGACATGCTGTTTAGTCTATTACTAGTCTCTACAACTTTCTCAGAAAATGTTACATCAGCATTTTGAGCATCACCAATTTTTTCAAAGAATTTGATATTAAAGAGAGAATGATTTCTAAGCCACTCTAATTCTTTTTTACTTCTTACAGTTGCAACACTAACACTTACTGTTGCACTTGAAAATTTAGTAGCCCCTTGTCTTTTATACCTGTATAAAGGTTTAAATTTAATAGGGGTACCATATGGAGATTTAACTTGTCTTCCATACTTCATATCTCCGAATAAAGTATACGAGAAACTGTAGCAGAAAAATGTAGCAGGGATGTCTAAATAATCATCCACATCTATTTCTGATTCAGCAACCATTCTAGTTCCTGGATTTTTTTGAGGAACAGAATCTCTTAATACATCTAGAATTCCTTCTAAATGCGCATTATTCAATCCTTCACTTTTAGGAATTGCTTTTAGCTTGTCGTCTAACAATTTGTCTACTAAGCCTTTTAGCTCATCCTTTGTTAAACTAATTTTATCGTCAGCTTTGATATCTAAATCATTGCTAGGAACGTCTGTAGTTTGTTTTTTAGCTGTCATATTACATAATTTATTAATTAAAAAAATACTTTAGTTAATAGGATATAGCCAGGGGCTAAACACCTCGTTCAGAGCCCCTGACTTTCCTATATAAAATCCTAGGTTACATCAATATAACCTGAACCTAATGGATTATTAAACTGAACACCCATTGTTGTAGAAATCCAATAATCAGTGTAGTTGTTTAATGATCCGTCCTCTCTATTAAGAGTTTCACCCATTTCGTCTGGGAATACTCTAACACAAGATACAGACTCTTGGTCTAGTAAGACTAGACGATTAGCCCATACTGAAGGGAAACAAGATGGCTCTTCAAATCGTTTCATAGGAACGAATACAATTTTAGAAGATCCCATATCGATAGCCTTAAGATCTAGTTTTGCCATCTCATCGTCTGGCGCATATCTAGTTAAGTCTCTCTTGTACTCTTGAGATAAGTTATGAAGCATTCTTGGAGTAGCATATAAGAATCTTACATGACCAAGAGCTTTAAACTCAGTATCAAGAGCTAATTGCTCAACAGCTTGTGGTAAAGAAGCAATAGTAGTAGAAGCACTTGGAGAACCTGCTGCAACCATGATAGGGAAAATTCCACCAGTAGTTTTAGCTCTCATACCATTAGCTAGAGTAACCTCTCCTTGAGTACCATTCCATAGAACGTTAGACATATCAATTCTGAATTGTTGTAACATTCTTTGCTTTTGCATAGAAAGGTAGTTAGAAGTTGTTCCAGCATTTTGGTATTTGTAAAGTTCCATTTTACCAAAACGAATTGCTTTTACAAGCATTTGAACATAATTGTGTTTTTCAACAGTGTCAATACGGAAGTATTGAGAAATACTATCCATTCCGTCAGCTTCAACAGGGGATAGAACTGCAAAACTATCGCTAATAGCGACAGCAGTTAAGTTACCCGCTCCTGAATAATTAGAAACAGAAATAGTACTAGCAGCCGAATCAATGGCTGTAACGATACCCTTAGTGTTGTCTGGGTATACTAAAATAGTGTCAACAGATATATTATCTGTAGAAGACACTGTGATTGTTTGCGAAGCTCCAGCTCCAGCTGTAGCAGTAGCAACAATCGCCTCACGTCCAAAACCCATTTCGTGGTAGTACCACTCGTCTGATGCGATCTGTTCCATAGGTTTCATACCTAATAATTTTAAGTCAAAGAATTGCTGAGGAGCAGCATCATAGATAAGCTCTTTTACGATTCTTTGAATTAAAGCCGTAGTATTATGACCATGCGTAGACGCATATGTAGACGCTAACGAGTTGAGGTCTGCATTTCTATAAGAAGTTGCAGGAGGTACAGATGGTGTGTACAATGTAGACATCTTTCAAAGTTTTTAAGTTAAAAATTTATTAATAAGTGCTTTTCGGAAACAGACCATCAAACATTTTTACAACTTGGTTAACATCTTGAGGTTGATTTATTTGCGAACCTTTTACAGATGGCGTATCTGAACCTCTGGTTACAAGTTTTTCTGTCGCTTCTGATTCTCCACGTCTTTTCGCAACTTTCATTAAACGTTTGTTTTCAGCATCTCCATAGAGAGCGAAAGCTAACATTTTAGCGGCATTTTCGCTATAGTTGCCATCTTGATTTTTGAACAATGCATCTACTTGGTTGCTGAGTAATGCTTGCCGTATTTCTGATAGGGCATCATTATTAAACTCAGGGAACTCTTCTCTCAAAATGTTTAAGCTAGAATCTACAGAACTAGTTATTTGCTCTTCTTGAGCTTTTCTTGCGTTCTGTAATTTAGCTCTATCAGTTTGAAAGGATTGCTGTTCAATCGTATATTGTTTTTCTGCTAATTTAGATAGTCTAGTTTTCATCTTACCATCCATATCTTCTATATCTTCTGCAGAGTAATCATCTCCAAAATACTTTGAGATCATTTTTTCTCTATCGTGATTAGCAAAAGGTTTGGTATAATCCAAATATGTATCTTCTTTTACAATTTGAGAAGTCCAATCTTCTCCTCTTGTCCAAGATTCAAATGCATTGAATAATGGTTGAGGCATAGACTCAAAAGACTGTCTTACTTCGTTAAGCTCTCTTTCAATCTTAGAAGATTGTTGAGCTTGTTTTCTCCATGTATCTACAGAGTTAAAAAACTTATCAATACCATTTTCTGTATTAATACTATATTTTTTATTAATTCTATCATACACTTCTGATAAATCAGAAGGAGCAGGTTCTTGAGCAGCTTGTTGCTGCTTACCAAAAAATACTGACTCTTCAACTTGCTGATTTTCAGCTTGTTGTGTAGGAGTTTGATTTCTGTCTACAAACGGAGATTTACTTTCAGTTGTAGTTGGTGGTGCTTGCTGATTTGAAACAGAAGCTGCCTGTCCATTTGATCCTGGGTTTTCATTTACAAGTTCCATTATTTTAGCGATTTCTGGATCAGATGCTAAAGCTGGGTTTTCCTTAACTGCATTCAACACTGTTGAAATTTGTTGAGCTTCAGGAGTTAATTCAGGTTCTACAGGCGCTGCTGTAGGACGTTGATTCTCGGTGACCTCTTGCGGTACGGTGTTTTCTTTTGACATAACAAAAATTTATTTAATTAGTTTACAAAATTATTAAAATTATCACTTATTTCCTAATCTATTCTTCAATATCTCCTTCTTGGACATTAAGTCCATTTCATGTTTTCTTTGTTTATCTCCTTCAAATACTCTCATCCAATCTTGTCTATCTTGTTGCCTATCCATTTCTTGAGCTGCGTTTTGTTCCATCATAGCTTGCTGCTCTTGTGCTTGAGCCATTTGTTCTTGACGAGCTTTCTCAGCTTCTTTTTGAGCTTTAGCTACTTCTGCTTGATGCTGACGAAGAGCTCTAGCTACATCTTCTGTATCTGCTTTGCCGAACAGTTCTGCAAATACTGATTGATCTATTAACTGAGCTTGAAGCAATGTAAGCATTAAGTCATTAGCTGCTTGTTTTTGTTCTTGTTCGCTAGATGCACGTTTGATAAATACTCTAAAGTCTTCGTTCTTCATATCAGAAGTTATCTCAATTCTTTTAACTCCATCATCTCCAGTTGCTATAGATAAAGCTCTAGGGTTATCTGCATATATACGCTTACCTTGAGTTACCATACTTTGATATGCTTGTAATAAAATTCTAGATAAACAAAAGTAAAAAGGCTCTTGCATAAGAGATCCTTGGTTTATCTGCATTTCTCTAACTCCTACTAATTCTCTATATCCTCCACCTGTTCCAGTCATAGCCTCATTAACTCCCGTTATGTTTTGTATCACTCCTCTCATAGCTTCTGTAACTCCAAAAAGTTGATTTACATCTCCTCCCATAGTTGAGTTATATTGACCTACAGAGTTATTAACATTACCTTTAGCATTAATAAACACAGGTTTATTAAGATTCATGTTTCTTAATACATCTTCTTCTCCTCCTTGAGGGTCTACAGTGTCTCTGTCTATAATAGTTCCTGAACCTCTTGAATTGTTTATATGAGACTCAGCAACTGATAAAACTCTATTAGTGAATCTTTGAGGATCTATAACGTCATCTATTGGGCTTATAATTTGACCATTATTATAATTCCAGCAATATACCTTATAAGGGAATTCTACATTAGAAGGACTAACTGCGTCTGCCTCCTGATAAGGAACTGTTCCATATTCTAGTACAATCTCTGTATTAGAAGTTCCAATAACTTCTCCTGGTATAAATTTAGCATATCTAAGGACGTCTACAAATAATTGTCTTGTTTTTTCTCCTTGCATAATTTTTACACCCATCTCTGATTTAGGTATAATCAGATCTTCTTCTGACACATCATCACCTATTACTGTGAAATATTCATAACCAAATTCATCTTCTATATAGCCATAAGTTTGTATCTCTACATCTTTCCAATAAACTTCATATACAGGAACTCTATTAGATCCGATACCTAATATATTTGAAAGATGAGGAACACCAGCAGTAGATGGTTGACTATTTGAATAAGTTTCTATAGCTTCAACTTCTTCTGGTGTTAGCTCTTGAAACATCTCAAATATATCTGTAGGCAACATAAAAGAATATTCACCCATAAATTCAGAATCTTTTAAGTCTGGTCTTTTAGCTCCTTTATCAAAAAAGAAGAAAGTAGGATCAACTACTTCCCAGTATTGCTCCATATCTCTCTCGTAACTTTTTAATATACCCATTCCAGATACAGCTAAATGTTTTGCACATTGAACCTTTTTTTCTTCAAAGTTGTTCTTCTCTGATATATACCTCATTAAGTTATTTAGAGTTTTCTCATAATCATCTACAAAAGAATTTGCAAATAAAGTCTTTGTTTCTTCGAAATCATCTCCCACTGGATATTTACTTTGAAAATATTCTGCTGTATTAGGAGATTCATCCATAACCATATGAACCATTCTTAATTTATCTAAAGATTCTTCTCTCCTATTTGTAACGAATTCAGAAACCCCAACAGCTTTAGCGTTAAAATTCATTCTAATAGCATTACCAACATATTGCTCTACAATAGGGCGTACTAGATTTTGTGTAACCTTTATTCTATTTCTGACATCTCCAGATTCATCCATTAAGAAAGACTCTAGATCTTCATCATATATCCATTGATTACCTTTATAGAAATTCCAGTTTATTGCAGTCTTTCTTATAAACTGCTGATGATAAGAATCATGACAAGCGTTTAGTGCCCATCTCGCAAATTGCGCATGATACTCTCTATTTTTTTCGTCTAATAACCTATTTGGTCTTGTGACGCTGGTAACTACTAAACTATCCACTCGTTATATATTATATTTATTCATCCTCCATATGAAGGATATCCATTAAACTAGGTCCGTTGTTTCCAAACTTTCCAGTGAAACTTTCTTTTTTAATTTGAATTCCAAATGATTGCTCTAACTGCCCAACAATCTTTGGTAAATTTTCAGAAATCTTTATAGCAAGATTTGTGTAATTTGATTTTTCACCTAAATCCATTTCATTTAATTGCTCTGGACTAACGTCCACTAATTGTCTTAACCTATCAAAAATCTTTTCAACACTTTGTTTAGCCTTCATTCTAGCAGAAGGGTTAAACCTTTCCATTCTATCTACAGCTTTTCGGATCTTTTCTGGAAACTTACCAGCTACATAATCAAGTCTTAATTGATGTGTAGCATTTTCTCCAAATCCTCTTTTTATAGATAATTCTACTTTCTTTTTATTATTTTTTTCCTTCGAATATGGGCTAGTCCTATTAGAAAAATACCATACGAAGTTTAACTCACGAGGGGTGAGATCCCTGAACTCATCAATATCCATGAGCTCAGGGTACTCTATCCTCAAATCTTTGTTAGTGGGTTCAAACAGCTTTATATCATTCATCTACTCACTTAAAAAATTATTATGCACTATATGCAACACATACAGCAGCAGCATTTGTGTGTGCCCAACCGTACCAATAAGTACCGTCTGACCATAATTCAAGTTTATCGCCTCTAACTGGCGCAGCACTTGAATCAAATTTAACACCATCAGCAGCTATTCTAGTTTCTGTTGCTCCTGCAGCAACTATGTTAACATTAACAATATCGTTAGTGTCACTAGTGCTTTGAGCAATAGTTACATCATAGTCACCTGTTCCATCAACTGCATCCCACCAGAAAGTGTAACGAAGACCAGCTTGTACAGTTGGAAGTTGAATAGTATAATGAGCAGCAGATGATTCTCTAATTGCATATACACCTCCAGAGTCGCCAGCATCTAATGTTGTAGCGGCATCTATTAACATAGCTCCACCACCCATTCCTGCTGATGCTAAATCACTCATTTGTGGTGATAAGATATCAAAGTTGTTGCTTGTACCATTGTTATAAGCATATACTCTAGCATGCTGTATAGTACCTGCATCATCACGATAATCAAAGTCCCAACGATCGTAATTAGTTTGAGCAGCACTAGGATAATATCCTTGAACTTCTGCTAATGTACCTTTTGGTTCTACGTGAACAGCAGTGTTAGCAATAGTAGCAGCAGAGTATCCAGTAACTTCAACAGTGAAGCCACCTTTACCTAAACCGTCAGCTGAAGCAGATTTATCAGCAGATTCAACTAAAGTAAGAGTAGCTGTAGATCTAGATACACCATCACCTGAAGAATCAGCGAAGTGAGAGCCAGTTCCAGCAGTATTGTCAGCTTCAAGTAAAGCTTGAACTGCAGTTGCAACCTCAGTAGCAGTTTTAGCAGATGGAGCAACATAAGTATAGGTTCTAACAGTGTTATCGTCTAACCTTTTTGTTTTTAACTTAGTCCACTCTCCAGCAGCAAGTGCTCCTGTGTACTCAATAGTTTTTTGTTGTGCGGTAAAACCAACATCAGCTGTAAGAGTTGGTTTGTTCAGAATTGAATCTGGACGAATTTTTAGTGTCTTGTTCGCACCAACAATAGACACATAGCCATTAGAATAAGAAACATCAGTACTAGGAGTAGCACTGATTGATTCAAAAACAACGACTTGAATTGGATTTTTCTTTGCCATTTTTTGTAAATTTTAATTTATTATTTGTTTTTATATATTGCGCGCAATATTTGCAAATATACAATTTTTTTGCTATTCTACTATTCTTTTTAATTTTAAATTATAGTTTTTATCTCTAATATATCTATATTTAACCTTTTTATCTCTACTTTCATTCATTTTATATGGCTCAAAGTGTGCATATGACTGTGCACATATATAAGCATATATTACTGCATCAATAACATCATCATAATAATATTTAGCATTTTCAACTTTAAAACTCTCTATTCCAGACTTAGTACGTTTTCTTACATAAGTTTTTAATTGTATCCAAAAGTCTTCACAAAATACATTTTCAGCATAAGATTCTAATAACTCACTTAACTTATAATTTATATATTTAGCTGTATTAGCCTTTTTACTTATACCCATTTTACTTCCACCTTGTGTTCTTAAGTGAGGAGCAATCATTCTTCCTGGTACTAATGTTTTAAAATAGTTTTTATTTTCTACATAATCAATATATCCACTACCAACATTATATTCTAATAAATTATATATATAACTCTTATCATAATATAATCCAAGTAATAGGGTTTGTAAATAGCAATATCTATAATCTTCCACTCTAAAATTAACATGAGCGCTTATAGTTTGATGATGTGAGTCCCATACAGCAGAAGCCATTTTTGAATGTCCTGACTCTGAAAATATAGGATCAGTTCCCTGAAAGTATCTATACCTCCAACCTTCTTCTGGATGTTCAAATATAGTTACAGTGGCTGCAGGATCTACGTCGTCTACAGGTATAAACTTAGCTCCTTTAATATGATAAGCAACATCGCTTCCTTCGTGAAAAGGTCTAGACTCATCAAATATAGGTTCAAAATATCCTCGTTGAGGTTTCTGCTCTATAGGCATAGCATATATAGCGTCTAATCTTTCGTTTATTCTTTCTACAGGTATAATGGTATCTGAAGATATTAAAAACATATCATCCATAGTTAAAGGATATGCTTGATGAAATTGTATTCTAGATCTTTCAGAATCCATACCTTGTTGTTTATAATAATACTTTTTTTCTGTTTCGTAAAAATCTTTAGTTACTCCAGGTTTTGCATATGCATCAAAAAATAAAGGAATAATACCATATTTAAAATTACGCTGTTTCCATTCAGCGCTAGCAGTTTTAAACTCTCTTTCAAAAGCAAGACCTCCTCCTTCCATTTCTCCTCCTGTTCCCCAACATATAAGTTGACGTTTCATCTCCATTTCATTTGTATCTGGATTAACCCAGAAAAGAGCTGGTCTACCTTCATTCATCATCTCCGTAAGAATAGATATTAATCCAATCTCATCAATCATAACTAAGTTAGGAGCACCCCCATTAATTGCTGTAACTCTAGGAGTGTCAACCATTAATTTAGAATCAACACCTCCTATATCTCCTTTAGCAGGTTTATAGAATAGTCTAAGTAGATTTTCTCTATCGTTATTTACTGTAGGTCTTAACCAGTCAGGTAATGTATAAAATGCGAATTTAATCTTATCTTCAAATATCTCTTCTCCTTTTTTTAATGTTTCTGTTATAAATTTAGTGAAATAAGATTTATGGAATACAGTTCTTTTTACGGCTAAACCTCCAATGGTTGATGTGAATCCAACCTGTCTAGGTTTCCCAATCATAATATTATATCCGCAATCAAATACAAAACAAACTATAGTTTGACATTCCCAAGCTTTATAATTTTTATATCCAGATTCTGTATCTCCTTCTTTAAGCATTAAATACTTATTTAAGAAATATAAAGAGTTATCTGTACATCTTTTCTTTTCTCTTCTTGCAAACTCTAATTGTTCATCATAAGTCTTATAGTCTGATAAACTCTCATTCTGAGCTAACCAATTCTCTGCTTGCTGTACATATTTATTATAAGGAGTGTAGTTTACTTTTTGAGCAAAAGAAACATTTATAGAGTCAATCCATTTTACAAAATCAGCTGGAGGATCTAATAGTTTTTTAGTGGAGGGTTTCCAATCAGATACCTTTATTTCTTCCTTTCCATAATATACAACATCTTCTTTTTCGTCAACAACTTCTACATACTTATCTGCTTCTTGCTCTACATCTATTTTTACCTCATAATTTCTCTCATACTTATTAACTGAAAAATCCTGCTTGGAATGAACAGGAATAGAATCGTCTTTTATATAATCGTGTTTTTTTAATAATACTAGATAATCTTTATCTAGCTCTATACCATCAGAATGGAGCTTATATAAGAACTCCAGTCTTTTATCTAATATTTGATTTTTATATACAGCCATTTACATTTTAGACCAAGAAGAGTAGGCTTTTCTTTTAGACCCTTTTCTTCTAGAAGCCTCTTTCCTTCCTCTATTCTTGCTTTTTTTAGAACAAGTTAAATTAGACCAAGCATTATTATTAGGGTTACCATCTTTATGATGTACCTCATATCCAGGTCCGCATTTCTTTTTTCTTGCAGCTTTGTTTCTGTTAGATCTAGCTTTTATTTGAGCTGGAGAAGATTGATGATCTCTATACTCCGCTTTATAATCTCTCTTAGCCATTTTATTTTGGATTCAAAAATTCTTCAGTACTTACGCCCCAATCAATACCTGAAGATGGGTAAGGCTTGTATAGACTATCAGCTTGAGTTTTAGTTATCTCGCCCCTACTTAACTTAGTCGATATACCTAAATTAAATTTTTCTACATCTTTTAAGTTTTGTCTGCTTTGAATTTTCTTATTTAACTTAATCTGTGATTTATCTAAACTTATATTCATAGAAGGATCTCCAGTTATTTTTTTCAATCTAATTGAAGGATCAGAATGCTGTTCTAATTCAGATTGTTTTTTCTGCCATTTTGCTTCTTTTGCCACATTCCAAGCGTCAACCCATTCTTTCGTACTTGAAAAAGCTCCTTCTGGTCCAATTCCTTTTTTCTTTCTCCAAGCATCAACTTCTGGTTCTGGATCATCAACTTCTGGTTCTTCTATTATATCTCCGCTCTCTAATTCAGCATTTATCCTAGCTTGCTCATTTTTTTCATCCATCCATTTTTGATAATTAGCCTCTTCTTTTGCCGCTTTTTTCTTTCTTAGATCTGCTGGTATATTAAGTATATTGCCTGGTGTATTTACTATTTCTTGAGCAAGGTTTTTAAAATCATCTTTAAAAGCGTCCCATTTTGCTTTACGCTCTTTATTTCTTTGACTTCTACTTGCTGCTTTAGCGCTTAATTCTAAATTAGCTTCCTGATCATTATCTAATCTAGCTATTGCTATTTTTCTATTTAATCTATTATTCTCTATTCCAGGGAATTTAGATAAATAATCCTCAGCTCTAGATCTATCTGCTTTTTTAGTTTTTATCCATTTAGATATAGCTTTAGCTCCTTTAAAAAGCGCATAAGCTGTTAATCCTGCTGCAGCTATACCTCCAACAGTAGAAAGAGTTCTAGATAGTCCACTTCTTCGATATCTTCCGATACCTCCTCTTCTACCACCGAAGCCTCCTCCGCTGATATACCCAGATGTATATGGTCTGTATCTATAAGCCATCCTAACCTCCTGTTAATCTTTTACCAGCACCCAGTCCTGCTCCTAATGCAGCACCAGCAAGTCCAAGAGTTAAAAGACTATTATGAGCATACACTCCTTTTCCTTTTCTAAATGATTGGCTAGGATCTTGTCCTCCGCTTACTCTATTAGAGCTTGCTATATTCTGGTGACTATTACTTGGGGGATTATCTCCATCATGAAAATTAGGAGTTAATGACGGTTCGGAACCTTTGATTATAGGTCCTGCTCCATTATTTAACCAAACGAATTCGTCTCCTCTACTCATAGGAGATACACCTCTGACGCTTGGCATTTTATATGATTTTGTTAAGGGCATAATTTTTTATTTTTATTATTTATAATTTATTTTTCTTTATACTTTATTTTTTATCCTCTACTTGTTCCTGGTAAACCACTTTGAGATCTATATGTAACTGTTCCTATATCGTCTTGCATTTCGTTTTTCCATCCTCTCATTTTTGAATGTAACAATACACTACCTCCTATTACCCAAGGGTTAAACATAGCTGCTTTCATAGCTGCTGTAAATTGTCCAGTTGATGCTGCTGCTGTTGTAGCAGGATTATGCGCATAAACCATTCTTGATTTAGCTAATTTTTTACCCCATGTAAATTTTTCTTTCATTTATTTTGACTTCTCATCACCCGATATAGCTGACATTGCTTTACTTATCCCTGCACCAATTAATGCTTTTCCTGCCACTTTACCTAGCCATGGCAATATAGCAGCCGCTACAGCTGGATTGTGAGCGTAAGTAATTCTACCTGTCTTAGACGTATTAGGCGATTCTTTTGATGATTTACTCCAGTTAAATTTTTCCATTTTTATTTATTTATTTAAAAATTTAGAAGGATCTACAGAAGGATCTACTTTTGACTGAGATCCTAAAGGAACACTTGTTTCTCCTGAAAAGCCACTAAATTTTTTAGAACTCTTCTTTGGCGCTTCAAACCCAGTTAGTTTATATGTTTCTGGATTATGAGCATATGTTTTTCTTCTATATATTTTTTTCATATTATCTATTTTGTATTTCTGCTAATTTTGACTGATACATATGTGATGTTAAACCTTCTGTTATTTTTGCCGCCTCTTCTTGACTCATACTTTGTGATGCTATATCTTCACGACTCTGTCCAGCATAGTTTAATCCTGTAATCTTACTGAACCCTTCTTCATCATATATTGTAGCCCCATATGCTTTATGTGATCCAAGCATCATTGATGGTAGGCTTAACCCTTTCTTTAAAAAACCAGGTATCATTCTTGAATACTTTAAAGCTTTCATTATAAAAGATGCGCCCTTAGCCCCTCCCTTATCACCTTCTGGTTGAAGACCATATTTAGTTACTATGTCATGTCCAGTTTTTCCTTTTCCAGGTCCAGGAGGGTCATTAGGTAATATCACATCAGTTTGTGGGTTATGAGCATACAAAGATCTCTTTGTTGTTCTTTTATTCCAAGTAAATTTCTCTTTATGTGCTCTATACATTATAATTATATTTATCAGCTTGTTGCAAATATAGTAAAAATAATTAAACTACCAATGTCCTAAGGGACATTTTTGTGAAGTGATATAAGTCTTCAATTTTAAAAAGCACCCACATTCCTTACACATAGCTAAAGATTTTCTATATTTTCCACATCTATTCAGTTTACATATAGTTAACCTTGATTCTGCTATAACCTTAGGGGCTAAAAGAGTTTTATCTTTAGGTTTTTCCATATTCTTTTGTTTTTCATTACAATTACACCCCATATTTCATATATTTTTAGGCAAAAATACAAATAATTTAAATAAAATGTAGGTTTTTCATAAAAAAACATTACTTTTGCAGCTGTTTCCTACCTTTATCTCTCCCTAGCTAGTATCAAACTAGCTGACTCCCCGTATCTTAAGCGGGGAGTTTTTCTTTTCTAAGATCTTACATTAACCTAAAAACTTATATAAATGATAAAAAATGAGGATAGTCCTAAGTACTAAGAAAACCAAGAGCCCAGTACTTAGTACTAAGTAACAGGTACTAAGTACTAAGTATATAGCATATACTAAGTACTAAGTATATAAGCCCCCAGGGGCTTAGTGATCAAAATTTGCTTAGCGTGGGTATGTGCCTCACCAACCCACCCCCTCGCACTCGGTATTGGGAAAACGACTTTTTTACTCTGGGCGACAATATGCAATCAACAAAAAAGTGTTAATAAGTAGGGGTATATTAAGCAAAGATAATGCGTATAATCGGCTATAAATACCTATATTTGAACATAGTTCATTGAAATAATGGTATGCGTTGCGTTGCACAA